AGGCTAAAAGATGCTGTAAAAACGCAGCACGTTAGTATATGGTGATAGCATACTGTATATTAACCGCCGTTGTATGAAGACTGTGCTCGAGGTACCGGACAACCGCCTCTGTAACGCACTAATGCTATGGACTGAGCAACTCGCATAATGTTCCCTTCGCCCTCGGACGGGCGAAGAGTGACGTCACAATCTGCATAATATTAAAGAAGCTAAAGCTTTTTAGGACGACAAGTCCTAAAAAAGAGTGAGCGTAGCACACTCTCAAATAATAAATACTTGATGAAAGTTTTTGAAATTATCTATGAACCTAGTCTAAGTGAAGGGTGGGTTAGTGGTGGCTTATCAGCTCTAGGAAAAGTAGCAGTCCCTTTTGAAAAAACTAAAAGTATTTCTGATGTATTACCAAGTGCAGCATCTAAATATGCTGCTATGAAAAGTGCTGCTCAGGCAAATAAAATGTTAAAAAAGATACCCTTTGTTGGAAATTTTTTATACAGATCTAAAATTAAAGATGCAGGTAGAAATTTTGAATTAGCAAAAACTCGAACTGCTGCTGTGTTTGCCAATAACATAGGTGTTCATATAACAAATTTATTGGTGGGTCTAAATATCTATGATGCCTGTAGTGATTACTATGCTGCTGCTACAGTTGTTCAAGAAAGTGAGTTGACACCCGAAGAAAAAGAAAAAAAACTAACTGAGCTAAGAGGCATATTGTTTGTACAGATAATAGGTGGTGGGCTAGTAGCTAGATCAGCTCAATTAGGAAGACTTATAACTGGGATATTACCTGCTATGGCTAAATTAGTTCCTGGTACAACAATACCTAAGATAGGTATAGCCGCTAGAGAAATTATCAATGCTGGCTTACGCATACAAGTTGGTTTATGGACTACGAACTTAATGACTGAACAAGGTATTAAGGCATTAACTGATTGGTTAGGAGAAACTGTTGTTAATGGTTTTGGAGCTGGGATGAATTTGTTTTTAGATTTTCTTGCTTGGTCTTGGTCTTGGATTAAAGCCACAGCAAAGTACGCAATGGGTCAAAGAGCATCTGATCAATCTACTGGTACTCAACCTCAACAACCAGGGGCAGCTGGGACTCAACCTCAACAACCAGGGGCAGCTGGGACTCAACCTCAACAACCAGGGGCAGCTGGGACTCAATCTTCTAATTCAGGAGGTTCTAACATGGGTGATATTGCCAAAGGTCTGCTATCAGGTGATGATGATTTTAATACAATGGCCATGAAACTGGCAGCAAGAAGAATGGGCTTAGATTATTAGATTAAAGGTAGTCCGCTTTTCTTAGTATTTTCTATATTATTTTTTATAATATCATTTAGTATGGCACGATCTTCTGAACTGTAGACATGAAAAAGTTCATATGAAGTAACACCACCTCTCATATACCAACTTATAGTAAAAATATCGTCTTTGATTCTTTTAGTGGCTAATTCCATATCCTTGAATAGAGTTTCTAACTCCTCATTAGGAATATAGATTAGCCTCTGGCGAAAAAATTTGATTGATCCATTGTAAGTACAATTTTACTTTGATGTTGACATTCTGGACATTCCACATCTTGTTCTGGAATATCCCATTGGCGTTTATTTGCTTCTAGTTTTTCTTTAATTTTTTTATAAAATTCTTTATCACTATTTCTAATCCATTCACTGATCATTTCTGGATCTTCAACGATACCATCTGGAGCTTCTACATTTATAATACTGATTTCAAATAGTTCAACTTGCATTTCTGCTATGCGTTTATAGATGTCATCCTGTGTTTTAAGTGTCTGTTCTTCATTACCGCTAGCTTCGTTTTTGCTCAATTGATATAACATTTTTTGTAGTTTGTAGTTTTCTACATTAAATTTTGTTACTTCTTCGTATCGCAAAGGACGTAGATTTAATGTAAGTTCTCCTATGACAATTTTTCCATCATAAGTTTGACTACTTAAATATGTAAGGACCTGTCCTAAGTCAATACTGTAGTCATTTATAGTTTGACAGTTGGGACATCTATGAGTGACTTCCATTTCATTACCATAAGTGGCAATGCGTATGCTTATCAATAAACAATCTACATCTATACTAGGCATTTGCCAAGCATCTTTAATATAAGGGCAGCAACTTTCTACAACTTTCACAGTGCTTTCACCGTTGAATAGGGCATCTGGTGTTTTCATTAATATTTCGTCCATACCAGTCATACCAAAGATAGGTACATTATCACTCTTACCAACTAGTGCCGTTTTATCATAATAAATTCCTTTACTGGGTAATTCAATATAGATTTTAGGCTGTCTAAAGTATTTTTGTAGAGGGTTTCCTTGAGGCATAATCACTCCGATAAATAATATTGTTATTTATAAACGTATATTTCTGGTAAAAAAATATGGCCAATCAAGATAAAAAAACGCAAGAATCAGCCAAAAAGACTTCCTCATCTTTTGATGATGTAGCTAGGGTAGTAGGAAAATCTATACCAATTTTTGGTAAAATGACTGATGAAATATCCAGTATTGGTAAAGCGTTTCAAACTTTAAGTAATACAGGTAATGTTTTCAATAATGACATGCTGTCTCTTAGAGTGGCAGCAGCAAATGCTAGATTAAGTTTAGAAGAGTATACTGATGTATTAAAGGAAAATGGCAAGTACTTTTCTGGATTAGGTGGCAGTGTAAGCAAAGGTAGTCAAGTCTTCGGTGATTTCAGTAAGGCATTTTTTGAAAGCAATATCACTGATCATTTAAGACAAATAGGTTATACCAGTAAGGATCTAAATGAATTATTATCCTTACAGATAACCATGCAGAAATCTTATACTGACACTTCAGTAGAAGGGCAAATGCGTACAGCCAAGGCTGCTGCTGAATTAGGTGTAGAATTAGATCTAATAGCTAGGTTGACAGGACAAACTCGTAAAGAACAAGAGGAAGCACTTAAAAAAGCAGCCGTCGATGGACAAATAGAAGCCAAAATTAGACTGATGGCTGCAGGCGATCCTGAAAAGGCTAGGGAAATAAAAGAGAAGTTCGCGCAAGAATATATCAAGGCCGAGGCCATGGGTCAGGGCCAACTGTTTAAAGAATATTTTGCTTCTCAAACAGCAACTACAAAAGAAGCTCAACTATCTTTAGGAATCTTTGGCGATGCTGCTCGTAAGACAGCTGAAAGTGCCAAATTATTGGGTGAAGGCCAAACTGCACTTGCTAGTGAAAGCATGAAGCAAGCACAAGTGGCCAATATGGAAAATCAGAAGAACGTAGCCTTAAACACTATAGCTGCTACAGGTGTGGGCGATGCTGCCAAGTTAATTATTAAAAATATTGAAAAGAATGATACTGCCTATCAAGGTCTTCAAAAGTTTATGGAAAAGACTAACGATGTTAGGGAAGCCATGGAGGCACAACGTCAGGCCATAGTCAAAGAACAAGCTGCTAGAGAACCTCTAACAGAAATATTAGTTACTACTACAAGAACTATTGAAGATGTAAGAGCTGGTCTTATATCTACAGCAGGAAGAATTTTACAAAATAGCGGTGAAAGGGATGCCAAAGGCAGACCTACCGGTGTGATGGGACAACTACAAGATGTCGCTAGAACTGTTCCTGGAGGTGACAAAGGTAAATCAATTGATGAACTAGCTAAACAATATGCAGATAAAAAAGGAAAAGATGCAGATAATATTGGTGCCATAATACCTGCAGAATTAGAAAAGGCAGGATTTTTTAAAGCAGTTAAAGGAATAGATCAAGGAATATCTGGTCTTGCTACAAAGATTGGCGAATACATACCCAAGTTACAAAAAACACTCGATGAAATAGCAGCACTAAGAAAGGAAGAAGTAAAACCAAAAGCAAAAGAAGAATCACAGACTCAGCCCCCACCACCTAAGCGTGAAGGTGGTAGTATAGGTGAAGCAGGTATGCTATTTGAAAATTGGGGTAAAGGGACACTAGCAGAACTACATGGTATGGAAGCAGTAGTAAGGCCAGACCAAATGATGAATATGGCAAAAGGACTGAGTCAAGAAGGCGCCGGTGTAGCATTTAACCAAATGAAAAGTGTTCTTGCCGGACAAGATAAAACATCCAAAGGCATAGATTTAACTAAGATTAGTAATGATATAAAGACTACTATTAGTAAGGTAGAAGTTCAAAACTGGCCAAAAAATTTAATTAGCAAAGTTGAAGTTAAAGGCCCAAGTGAAGCAAAACCTACGGACAAACCCACAGAAACTAAGCCTGCTACAACAACCAAAGCACCAGAAACTAAGCCAACAACAGCTAAAGAAACCACAGTAGAATCTAAAAAACCATTATCTAATGCAGAAAAAATCAAGAAACAAGATGCTGAATTAGAAGAACATTTCAAAAAGATAGGTGCTGAAAAAGGTGAAACTGCTGAAAGGATAGCAAGACAAGAATATGCTACTGAAAAGAAACGTAATGATGAATTACAAAAGTGGCGAGATGAAGAATTAAAAGTTAAGATCGCAGGTATACGTGAAGGCCCCGCAGCTGAACAGAAAATGCGTGATCTTGTGGAAAAAAGTCGTACTGAATCAGCACAAAACAGATTATTATCTGAAATAGCTCCTACAACCCCTAAGACTAATGTATCCAAGACTCAAACGCAGGAAGTTATTGTAAATGGCAAACAAGTAGATCCTAATAGCAAAGAAGGTCAAGCAGCAATTAAGCAATTAGAAACAACTAGATCAAATATAGAAAGCTCTATGAAAGGTCTAACGGATCTTACACGAACAAATCTACAAGAAATTAGTAAGGAAATAAAAAATAATCAAAAAACATCTGTATCAATAGATGGTAAACCTGTTGATCCTAATAGCAAAGAAGGTCAAGCTGCTATAAAACAAATGGAATCTATGAAATTAAACATAGAAAATTCCATGAGTAATATGTTAAACTTGACAAAAACAGCAGTCCAAGATCCTGCAAGAACCAATCTTCAAGATAGTTCAAGATTAAATTTACAGGAAATCTTTAAGGAAGTTAAAAATAATCAAAAAACAACGGTAACAATAGATGGTAAATCTGTTGATCCTAATAGCAAAGAAGGTCAAGCAGCAATTAAGCAATTAGAAACAACTAGATCAAACATAGAAAGCTCTATGAAAGGTCTAACGGATCTTACACGAACAAATCTACAAGAAATTAGTAAAGAAACAAAAAAGAATCAAGAAACTTCTGTATCAATAGATGGTAAACCTTTTGATCCTGATAGTAAAGAAGGTCAAGCAGTTATCAGGGAAATGGAGGCCAGTAAAGCAAGACTAGAACAAACAATGAATAGTCTTATGACAGGAGTAGTTTACAAGAAAACAGATCTTATAGAAAAGGCAACTTCAGGTGGATCAGTAACAGAAGGTAAACAATTTAAGACAGATGATGCCAAAGCGGCAGATCAGGAATTGAGTAAAGTTTTAGGTCAACATATGTCTAAACAAAGGGAATTGTATGCTCAAATGAAAGAGCAGCTAGGTCCTGATGCAAAGTTTAGTGATGTCCGTAGGGCGGTAAAAGAAAGTCAACAAGGAAAAGATTTAGATAATGAATTTAGGCCGCAAGTTGAAGCATTAAGAAAACGTATAGAAGAAGGTACTACATGGGAAGTTAATAAACGTGCCGAAACTAATGAATCTATAAAGAAAATCAGCACTGAGCAATCACAAATAGTCACTGGTTTTAAGACTAAAGAATTAGATGATGTTAAAAAATCAGGGCAGGAGGCTATTAATCTAGCACAGGAAAATAATAAATTTAAGATTAAAGTTGAACAAGATTATAACGATCATTGGACTAAATCTAGAGACGAAGCTGCTCAAAAAATTACTGATTTAGAGAAAAAAGCCGCTACCGAAACTCTTACTAAACGTGAACAAAATGAATTAGCTTTTCAAAAAAATATAAAAGCACAAGCAGATCAAGAAGTAGCCATCAGTGCTGCTAATTTAGAAGATTATAAAAAACAAGGTCAACAATTAACATCAGCCGAACAAACTAAAAATGTAGTAGCAGAAAATATACCTATACAAGGAATACAAGAAAAATCTGTAGCCAGTCCACAACAAGTTGATCCAGGACAATTTGTTTTAAAGTCTTATGTTGATAATGCTACAGAAAAGAGAAATGTTAATAAAGAAGGTTTAAATGAAATACTAAGTTTAAATCAACAGGAAAGGGAAGCTAAAAAACAAAAATATCAAGAAGAATATGATTTAGCCAATAAAGGATTTAAAGAGAGAGAAAAACAATTACTGGCCATAGAGGAAAGATATGAAGCTGAAGGCAAGAAAGGTCAGGAAAAACATGACGAAGAATTTAAGAGATTAGAGGCAGAGGAGAAAGCATATGTAGAAAGAAGAAATAAGGCATCTGAGCAGTTAGGCTATTTCAGAGAAGTTGATGAAACTAAGCGTAAGATGGAAGATCAAGGTTACAATTTTGAAAAGGAATTACAGACTAGAAAGCAGGCACTGTCAAAAGATACAGCTGAAGTAATAAAGAAGGATATGAAAGATGCTTTACCTTTACAGGAAGTTAAATCATTAGGTGAGGCCTATAAAGGAGTAGAATATCCTCAACCAAAAGAGTTTGAAAGCAATTTGGCTAAGGCTTCAGAAAGTTTAGATGAGCATGGTAAGAAAACTTTACAGTTCGTTGCTAACGATAATGAAGCAATGTTGGAAACTAGGAAAAAGAATGCCAAACGAATTATTGAAAGCGAAGAAGAAAATATAGCAGAACGCACGGCTAGAGTACAGGAATTAGAAAAGAAAGCTAATGAGCAAGGGTTAACCAATAGAGAAAAGAATAGACTTGAAGAAGAAAAAAGGGAAATAGCTAAGTCTGAAGAAATTAAAAAAATACAACAATCAGATCTTAAGGCTTTTGAGGTAGCGGAAAAGTCACGAAGAGGAATAATAGAAGAATCTAATCAAGCTATATTTAAAGATCAAACTGAAGCAGGCAAAGAATTAGGCAAGGCCATAACAGAACCAATGACTGAGTCTAAGGGTGAACCTAAATCCAATACTGAAAAAGTTAAGAATGATGTAACAAGTATGCAGGAAATGTTGCCTAATCAAATACAACCAAAACAGGTCATAGATAGAGAGGAAAAAACAGTTGATCGCAATCTAATTGGCGATGAAGATCAGAAAAAACAAGAAGAAGAAATTAACAAACGTAGAGCAGAAAGAGATGCCAAAATTTCTCAATTAGGTAAGGACAAGGAAAGTGCCATTGAAAGAGGAGATAAGGCAAGCGCAGCTATGGACACTATGATGTCTAAAGGCCAGCGAGAAGGCAAGAGCAAAGAAGAAATTGAAGGTAGTGAAGCTTATAAAAATGCCAATAAGGAAATGAAAGAGGCCTACAGGGAAGCAGAAAATATAAGCAAAGAAATGGGTAAGGCAATTTTTTCGCCATTAACTGATGCTAAGGAAGAAGTTAAGTCTAATAGTGAAAAAATCAAAGAGGATATGAAGGAAGCACTGCCAGTTCAAGGTATGAGAGACAAGACTGAAGAAATGAACAAATTGGCAGAGAGAAGAACAGAAATTGAAGAAAGACTATTAGAGCGTCAAGGTGAAGTGGATGGACTAAAGGCTCTGGCTAGTGAAAGGGCACTAACAGAAGAAGAACAGGCTCAGTTAAAATTAGCAGAAAACGGTGTAATAAGAGCTCAGAATAATCTTAAATCTAATCTAGAACAACAAAAAGAATTAGATGAAGCACTTGGGATAGCTAAAAAAGAATCTGATAATAAAATTTTAGAACAAACAGAAAAAGCTAATAAGGCACAATTGGAAAGTGTAGGCGGAATGACTGATGCTGCGATAAACGCACAAGATACATTCATGCAACAAATTAACACATTATTTGATATGCCCAGTGAAGCAGCAGCAGAAGCACAAGATGCCTTTATGCAAGAAGCAACCGCTTTGTTTGATATGCCAGAGCGTGATGAATTTGAGGAAGATGAATATGGTCAAGGTGGTGAAGATGTAGTATTACCTGAAGAACCAGAAAAAGATTATATTAGTCTTGCAATGAAAGATTTTGCTGATCAAGTACAAGGATTAACAGATAGTCAAATGCTAGAGGCTAATGAAGCACAGCAGGGTGAAGGATCAATGGATAGTGCCTTTGCTGAAGATGAATATGGTCAAGGTGGTGAAGATGTAGTATTACCTGAAGAACCAGAAAAAGATTATATTAGTCTTGCAATGAAAGATTTTGCTGATCAAATTATAGGGTTAAAAGAATTTGAGGAAGATGAATATGGTCAAGGTGGTGATGCCATTGGTGGTAAAATGGATCCAGCCTTTGCTGAAGATGAGGATGATTATGTAAGCCAAGCACTAAAAGATTTTTCATCACAACTGCCAGAGACTATGAATCCTATGGCAGATGATGCTGCCTTTGCTGCTGGACCAGGTGATGCCAGTGTAGCAGGCATAGATTATGCTGAACCTCCACCACCCCAACAAGAGTCAAGAACAGGTGATGCCAATGTAGCAGAAGCCATGGCGTCACTACAAAAAACTTTACCTCAGGCTAATCCTTCGGCTAAATCTGAGCCTAGTTCTAAACCCCAGTACAGTAAAATTGACATGGGAATGTTTACATTAGGATCTGATGGAATGCCTGTCCCTAAGGCTAAAGTACAAGGTCAAACTCATGCTAGTGGAGCTCAAGCAGAAAGAGAGAAAACGAAACAAGAAGATAAAAAAGCTACACAAGCCACTGTTAGAGCAGTGGACAATAAGATAGATAAGGATCAAGGAAAAAAATCTGAATCAGGTTCAACTACACCTGGTAAGCAGACTAAAACTCTAGACGACGTAGTTAAAAGTCTTGATCAGTTAAATATGAATATAGGAAGATTAACTAACAAAGTCGAAGAATCTAGTAGACAGCAGATACAAGCAACAAAGAACCTTAATGGTAATCTTTTCAATGTATAATAAGGTATAATATATGAGTTGGCGAAGATATTTCACTCCTGTGAGCACAAATGACCAATTTGGTAATATAAGTCCATTGACTAATAGAAATGGTAATAACCCTGGGCCAGCACGTACAAATTATAGCAGTTTTCTACCTGACATTTATACAGGCACCCCAAACAGAATTGAAAGATACATGCAGTATGATACTATGGATATGGATCCAGAAGTAACAGGCGCTTTAGATATATTGGCTGAGTTTTGTACTCAAAAAAATAAAGAAAATAATACTACATTTACATTAAATTTTAAAGATAGAGCAACAAACACTGAAATTCGAGTGTTAAAAGAGTACCTACAAAAATGGTTTAAGCTTCAACAATTTGATACAAGATTTTTCCGCATAGTAAGAAATACTTTTAAATTTGGTGATAGTTGGTTTATTCGTGATCCAGAAACACAAAAATGGTTTTATGTTGATTCAAGTAAGATGGTTAAAATTATCGTTAATGAAAGTGATGGTAAAAGACCAGAACAGTATGTAATTAGGGATCTAAATCCCAATTTTAAAAATCTTGTAGCTACACAGATTCAGCAAAGTCCTCATCAAACCAACAGTAGAGGTAGCAATTATATTGCCGGTGGTGGAATGGCTCGAGGAGCAACAGGAGCGTACCCAACGCAATATGGTGATAGGTTCAGTTTAAACGAAAATGAGATGGCAATTGATGCTGCTCATGTGGTACATTTAAGTTTGAGCGAAGGATTAGATAACAATTATCCATTTGGTAATAGTTTGCTCGAACAAGTGTTTAAAGTCTATAAACAAAAAGAATTATTAGAAGATGCTATTTTAATCTATCGTATACAACGTGCCCCAGAGCGTAGGATTTTCTATATTGATGTAGGAAATATGCCCAGTCATATGGCTATGAGCTTTGTAGAGCGTGTCAAAAATGAAATACATCAACGACGTATTCCCAGTCAAAATGGTGGTGGATCTAATATAATTGACAGTGCTTATAATCCTTTGAGTATAGGTGAAGATTATTTCTTTCCACAAACTGAAGGAGGCAGGGGTAGTAAGGTTGATACTCTAGCAGGGGGCACTAATCTTGGTGAAATTGACGATTTAAGGTATTTTACTAACAAATTATTTAGAGCCCTTCGTATACCCAGTAGTTACTTACCTAGCGGTCCAGATGATGGACAACAACAATATAACGATGGTCGTGTAGGCACTGCTTATATTCAGGAATTACGTTTTAATAATTATTGTATTAGACTACAAAGTCTATTAACCAGTATATTTGATGAGGAATTTAAGAGGTTTTTACACTATAAAGGTGTAAACATTGATACAAGTCTATTTGAATTAAAATTTCAGCCACCTTTAAACTTTGCCAGCTATCGTCAAAGTGAGATGGATGGACAACGAATTAATACATTTAATACCATACAACAGGTGCCATATATAAGTAAACGCTTTGCCTTAAAAAGATTCCTAGGTTTAAGTGAAGAAGAAATAGCAGAAAATGAAAATCTATGGCGTCAAGAGAAGGGATTAGCACCAATAACTGGTACTGACTCAAGTGGTGAACTTCGTGGTGCAGGCCTAAGTGCAGCTGGTATTGACAGCGATCTTGAGATGGCAAGCGATACTACAGCACCAGAAGATATGACAGCTGGAATGCCTGGACAAATGCCTCCAGGAACTGATACAGGCTTAGGTGTTACAGCACCAGCAGCACCAATGTAATAAATACAATATGATCCTTAGAGAACTTTTCTATCTTAATCCTGAAACAAATAAAATCAGTAATGATTTTAGATTTGACTCAGCACGTGATTTAGATGAATTACAGCGTGGCGATACAAGAAAAACAAGATTGACTCTAAAACAGATAAATGATTTACGTAAAGCATCAGAATCGCACATTTTAGAAACTGAAGAAGAAATGGAATTCATTCAAAAAATGTATGGTACTACACCTGCTGCGCCCGCTGCTTAATCATTTATAAAGGACAAATATGATACACGCACCTATTGATGGCCTAGTATGCCAACAGCACGAGAATTTTCAGCATCCTTTTCGTACTTTTTTCAATGAAGTAAAACCTACAACAGTAATTGAAATTGGTATAGGACAAGGTGCTACAAGCCTAGCACTAAACAGAATTTTAAAAGAAGTTGGTCATGATTATCAAATGATCAGTTATGAACTACATCCACAAGGATGGTATTCAATGTTAAGCAATGAGGGTATTTTAGTAAGAATTTGTAATCTTTTTACGGATGATTATCAGAATATTCGTGACAGTAATAAAGATGAAATTGTTTCAAATTTACAACGACCAGGCACTACAGTTTTAATGTGTGATGGTGGTTTAAAGAAAATGGAAGTAAATTTGCTTACAGATTATTTAAAGCCAGGAGACTTTATTATGGCTCATGATTATGTTAGAAATGTTGAGTATTTTGAAGAAGCTATCAATCATCGTATATGGAATTGGTGTGAGATAACAGATGCTGATATACAAGAAACCATAGATCGTAATCAATTAGTAGATTATATGCGTGATGAATTTCAACAAGTAGCTTGGATGTGTCGTCGTAAACCACTATGAGAAAGAATTTCGTGTTCGGAAATGGACGAACACGATTGAATATAAATTTCGATGATGTAAGGCCATATGGCCTAATCTACGCTTGTAATGCTGTATATAGGGAATACAAGCCAGATTTTTTAGTGGCGGTAGATCGTAAAATGATTGATGAGATTAATAATAATCAATATCAAATCACCAATCAAGTTTGGACATGGCCTTTTCCATATAAGTCCACACATCAAAACTTTAATTTTATAGATGAAAATTTAGGTTGGAGTAGCGGACCAACTGCTTTATTTTTATCTGCGAGCTATAAACCTAATGAAATTTATATTTTTGGTTTTGATTTTGAAGGGTTAGAAGGTAAACTTAATAATGTTTATGCCGATACTAAGAACTATAAAAGTAGTAAAGATTCAAAGACTTATTACGGAAATTGGTATAAACAAACTGAGAAAGTAATTAAGGATAATTCAGATATACAATTTATTAGAGTAACAATACCAAATTTTTATGAACCAAAATGGAAGTATGATAATTACAAGGAAATTACATATGAAGAATTATACAAAATAATGAGTAAATGGAAACAAATTCGTTAATTTTTAGTTGTTTTCAGTGCTTTTTAAGAAATATATGTAAATAATAGTTGACAGCTCATTACCTATAGGAGAACAACATGGGAGATCGTTCAAAGTTCGAACAGATGCTAGAGTATCTTATCAATGATGAAGAAACTAAAGCAAGAGAATTATTTCACGATATTGTGGTAGCAAAAAGTCGTGAAATATATGAAAATTTATTAGCCGAAGAATTCGAAGATGATGATACTACGGAGTCACATCACGATCCTGATGATGATGATGTAGATGAAAATATGGGTATGATGCCTCCACCAGAAGAAGAAGCCTTTGGTGGTGACGAAACAGACGACATGTTAGGTGATGTTGAAGCCGGTGATGAAGAAGGTCATCACCTAGGTCACCTAGGTGATGACGATATGGGTGGCGACATGGGTGATATGGGTGATGAAGGTGATCTTGCTGACCGTGTTGATGATATAGAATCTGAATTAGAAGCTATTAGAGATGAATTGGAGGCGGCCTTAGGTGATTTAGGCGGTGGTGAAGAAGGTGACGACATGGGCATGGGCGATGAAGAAGAACCTACAAAAGATAGCATGTACTTCGAGAAGCGTGACGAAGATGATCCCCCTCCCGAAGATGAAGATGAAGATGATCCCCCTCCCAAAAAAGATAAACAAACAGATGAAGACTTTATCCGTGAATATGTAGAGAAAGTAGGTGGTGGCAACTATAACACTTGGGGTAAAATGGGTGATGATGGTGTCAACACTAAAAGTATCATTGACAATATGAAAAATGATATGGGTGGTACAACAGCCAACATTTTAAATGGTGGTGAGTATAAGGGTAAGGAAGTAGGTGCAGGCAGCACAATTGAAGGTAACGGTGTTTTCAAGCAGACTAAGCCACAATTACAGGATGGTGGTAACATCAATGTTCCAGGTGGTAAAGCAGGCAAAACAGCATTCAAGAAGCGAGAGCCTGGACATGGAGCTGAGAAGAAAGGTGAAGCAGAAGGTAAGACATGGGGTGCCGGTACAGGGGGCAACGTAGGTGGTGGTGGAAGTATCAACACTAAGAGTCCAATCAATGGCGCACCAAAAAGAGCCAAGTAAAAACATTTAGATGAACTATTTAAGAGAAAACTTGACTTTCGATCAAGCGAGAGTGGTAGTTGAAAGTCAAGGGGAAAACGGCAAAGACCTTTATATGAAAGGTATTTGTATTCAAGGAGGCATCAAAAATGCCAACCAGAGAATATATCCTGTGGATGAGATCGAAAGAGCTGTCAAAACTTTGAACGATCAAATTTCCGGAGGATACAGCGTTTTAGGTGAAGTAGATCATCCAGATGATTTAAAAATTAATTTGGACCGAGTCAGCCACATGATTACAGAAATGTGGATGGACGGTCCAAATGGTTATGGAAAGTTTAAAATACTACCAACGCCCATGGGTAACCTAGTGCGTACTATGTTAGAAAGTGGAGTAAAGTTGGGAGTAAGTAGTAGAGGATCCGGCAATGTCAGTGGAGATGGTACTGGCAAGGTCAGTGACTTTGAGATTATCACAGTGGATGTGGTAGCTCAACCTAGTGCGCCAGGTGCTTATCCGACACCAATCTATGAACACTTGATGAATAATCGTGGTGGGCTTAGAGCCTTACGCATAGCGGAGGAAGTGAAGAAAGATGCCAAGGCACAGAAGTACATTAAAGAGAGCCTATTAGGAATAATAGGCAAGCTCCGATAACAAGAGGAGAATCACAATGTTGGATGTATTAAAGAGCTTATTTGAAAACAATGTGATTAGCGAGGATCTTAGAACTCAAATTGAGGAAGCATGGGAAGCTCGTGTTGCCGAAAATAGAGAACAATTAACACAACAATTAAGGGAAGAATTTGCTCAGCGTTATGAGCATGATCGCACAGTAATGATCGAAGCCATTGACAGAATGGTCGCTGATCAGTTAGCTCCCGAGATAGCAGAGTTCAATGAAGATCGTAAGCAACTAGCTGAAGCTAAAGCCAAGTATGCAATAAAGATGAAGCGAGATAGTGGTGTATTAAGAGAATTTATTACACGCAGTCTTGCTAAGGAAATACATGAATTGCATGAAGATCAAAAGTCTATGGCTAACAAATTTTTTAAACTAGAAGAATTTGTAGTAGAAGCTCTCGCTAATGAAATTGCTGAATTTTATGCAGATAAGAAAGATCTAGCTAATACCAAGGTCAAGTTGATCAAGGAAGGTCGTCAACAGCTAGGTAAGATGAAGAAAGAATTTGTCAAACGTGCCGCAGTAATGGTCGAACAAGTTGTTACAAATAGTTTAAACAATGAACTTATACAACTCAAAGAGGACATTGAATCAGCCCGTAGAGCAGATTTTGGTCGTAAGATTTTTGAAGCATTTAGTAACGAATACCAAAATAGCTACTTAAATGAGAAATCAGAAACAAGTAAATTGCTCAAGGTTATAAACAAGAAGGACTCTGCCATAACAATGGCTAATACAGTGGCAGTTAAAGCACAGAGAGTCATAGAAAGCAAGGATATGGAAATTCGTCGTCTAAAAGAAGCTGCCAAGCGTAAGGAACTTATGAATGAGTTGCTTGCTCCACTAGGCGCAGAACAAAAGGGAATTATGAGTGAACTTTTAGAAAGCGTTCAAACAACACGACTAACAGAAAGTTTTAACAAGTATCTACCAACAGTTATAGAAGGTAGTACAGGATTAACTAAGAAAAGACAGGCACTTGTAGAGGCAAAAGAAATTACCGGTAACAAGGTTACCACACAAAAGACAAACAGCAGCGAACCCGATAGTAACATCGTTGATATCCGTCGCCTAGCTGGACTTAATTAAGGAGAAAGAAATGTCTGAACTACTAACAAAGCGTTGGCAGGAGACAAAAGAGGCGCTACTAGAAGGTCTCCAAGGCACAAAGAAATCAGTGATGGGTGTAACTCTAGAGAATACTCGTAAGTATCTTGCAGAAACTGCAAGCGCTGGTACTACGTCTGCTGGCAACGTCGCAACATTAAACCGCGTGATTCTTCCAGTGATCCGTCGTGTTATGCCAACCGTTATTGCTAACGAGTTGGTTGGTGTACAACCACTAACTGGACCAGTTGGTCAAATCCATACTCTAAGAGTTCGTTATGCCGATTCTGTTGGCACAGGACCTGATGGAGCAGTTGGAACCGTAGCTGGTGAAGAGGCACTAAGCCCATTCAAGATTGCTGAACAGTACTCCGGTGCTGCTAGTGGTAAAGCCGCTAGTACAGCGACCATGGAGGGTGTGGCTGGTCGTAGAATGAGCATTCAGATCCTCAAGCAAACCGTTGAAGCGAAAACTCGTAAGTTAAGTGCTCGCTGGACATTTGAGGCTGCACAAGATGCACAAGCCCAACAAGGCATTGACATCGAAGCAGAAATTATGGCTGCTCTAGCACAGGAAATTACTGCTGAAATCGATCAGGAAATCTTACAAAGCCTAAGCACATTGGCAGGTACTGCTCTAGTAACTTTTGACCAAGCAACAGTAAGTGGTACAGCTACATTCGTTGGTGATGAACACGCTGCTCTAGCAGTTCTAATCAACCGTGTTGCTAATATTATTGCTCAACGCACACGTCGTGGTGCTGCTAACTGGGCAGTAGTAAGTCCATTAACACTGACTATTCTACAAAGTGCTACAACAAGCGCATTTGCTCGTACAACAGAAGGTACATTTGAAGCACCAACTAACACCAAGTTTGTTGGTACATTGAATGGCGCTATGAAAGTATATGTTAACACATATGCCAGTGATGCTGATCCAATCATTGTTGGATACAAGGGAAGTAGCGAAAGCGATGCCCCAGCATTTTATTGCCCATACATTCCATTGATGAGCAGTGGTGTTGTATTAGATCCATCAACCTTCGAACCAGTCGTATCATTTATGACACGTTATGGTTATGTAGAGTTGACAAATACAGCAAGTTCTCTTGGTAACGCAGCAGATTATCTAGGCAAGGTAGGAATTAATCGTCCTAACGTCAAGTTTAGTTAATCTCAAACTAAGAAATTTGTTTTTAAAAGGCACCAATTACGGTGCCTTTTTTATTAAATACAAACATATTTTTAGGAATGTTTATGGACATAGAATTGCATATTTTTACCAACTCAACAGTTAACGCACCTGATACTTGGCATATTGAAAACACTTATCGTAGTTTTAAGGAAACTTGGAAGAAGGAAATGCCTGTAACAGTTTGGTGTGATCGTAACCCAAACAAAGAACGTTGTGAAGAATATATTGAAAAATTAAGAACATTATTCCCTATTGTAAACACAGAGGTAGGCGGACTTAGCCACGGTTATCATATGGCAGCAAGAGGAAGTACAGCAGAATTTTTGTTTATGTTAGAACATGATTGGGAATTTTATGCTGATCGTATACCTCATACCCTAGATCAAATATTAGATGGCATGCGTAAAGATAATATTTTACATTTGAGATTCAATAGAAAGCCCGTAAATGAACCAGATGCACATGCTAGTTTTGGCCATGATATTGATTGGGAGGACTATGAAGGTAGCGTTTTTCCCTATGCTATGGTAAAACAGGTTAGTAATAATCCTCATATTATTAATAGACAGAGATGGATAGATGAAGCAGCCATGCACACTCATTATATAGGTTTTGGTAACGAGTATGGTTTAGAAGAATACTTGACAGCCAGTCCTATTCGTGGTGCCATATATGGTCCAAGAGGGCATCTTTCTACTATAAAACATACAGATGGTAAGGATCCAGAATTTAAAAAATAGGTAAATAATTAGTCGTAAGGACTTATGCTGTACCCGCAGCGTAGACTTAGAACGTCAATATAGGAGAAAACAATGGGACGTCCATTAACCAAAGATGTAAACGGTGTTAAAGTGCTTGGCACGTTTGGTGGTAGTATTGCAGGAGCTGCTGTTGATTCAAGTGCAGGAATCAGAATAAGTGGCAGATTTAGTGGTACTACAAATTCAGATTATTTTTTAGTAAAACAGCGTGGAGCAAAAACATATATTGTTAGCCGTGACGGAACTACAATGAGATTGGGCGTACTAGCTCCTAGTGTAGTAGCAGACGGTGATATTGTTATGTTAGGTAGTACTCAAGGTACAACACCTGGAAATATAGCTATAGCCAAGTTAACTAAGCGTTTGGCAACTGATTTTAATGGTAATCGTTACAAATGGTTTTTAAGCAACTATGAAGATAGCAGTGGTGATACACTAGTATTGATACCATTATAAAATGTCAAAAGTTTTACGTATTCAAGAAGGTGGTTATAAGATAATAACCCAAGCCGGTAAAGAAATTCTACTAGATACTGGAGAAGCAGGTCAGGTACGAGTAACTGGTGATTTAATTGTAGAGGGTGAAAGAACTCAGCTAAACATTAGAGAGATGAATGTTGAAGATAATATCATTGTTATTAATAGAAATGAAAATGAAACTTCAACTCAATCTCTTCATGAAGGCATCCTTTTAGAATCTGCAGGTATTGAAATACGCAGAGGTACTTTACCTGGGGTTCAATTTTTATACGATGAAGATAATACACTAGATTATTATCCTCCTAATTCCGCTGACTTAAATCGAGGAACTTTTATTTTAAAAGAAATGGGATCAAATAAATTATTAGGACTTGCCACAAATCATATACAAACTAGGAATAGTGATTTACATTTTCAGGTTGGTGAAGGTATTATAAAGGTAAAATCATCAGGTGTTGAATCTTATGAAAGTAGAATTGGTGATGACAATGATGTGCCCAACGTTGCTTTTATCAGAGATTATGTTAGAGCCGAAGCTGGTGCTGCTGTAATTGAAACTTATAATAGATATTATGAAGATAATGATGTTTTTTATAGCACAAGAACTGGATCAAGAGCTGAAGATGTCATTGCAGGCGATATAAGAACAGGGATATATTTTACAATAGGAGTAGGATTACCAGGACCTAATGGGTCCTTGGGTTTAACTAGAAGCATATTTGAAGTAGCTAGTTTCAACAGATATGGTTTGTTTATTGGAGATTCTAGATCAATAGCAGCTAATAATGCTCATTTGAAACTTTATACACATGAACCACAAGGTGTTTTTGATTATAGATATTCCATAATTGAAACAGATAACGGACCTTTAGTGTTAAACCCTAGCACAGGTGTAGTAGAACTAAAGAGTCAAATAAGTATAGAACATTTATCACCGTTACAGCCCAATCCACAACCAGAATCCAATAAGAATAGAATTTTTAGTAGGGAAGATCAGGGTGCAGGTGGAACAGGATTGTACTTTTCAAATCAAAGTACGCAGGACGAGCTTTGTAGTGCTACTAAAGCTCTAGTTTATGGATTAATATTTTAAGGATAAGTCATGGCATTATTAAGTGCTGCTATAGGTCAAAATGCTACATTGATATTTCATTGTAATCGAGGAGATTTTATTTCAAAGTACCCGGGTACCAGTTATGCTATTACTAGTATGTTTTTTTGTAATTTAAGTAGCAATCCCAGCAACCTAACAGTATATCTAGTGCCTGTAGGGTCAACACCAACAAATACAACCACAATTTTTAAAAATTTAAATATCAGTCCATTAGATACATTCGCACTAGATACAGAAAAAATAATTTTAGGTAACGGTGATGCTATATATGCAGCAGCTACCAATACAGATATGAGCGTAATTTTAAGTATTGTTAGAGTAGCATAATGAAATTTTATCGTCAACTCAAACTGAATAGGCAATCTGCAAATAGTTTAGAATTAACTTATAGAACAGATGGTCAAATTATTATGGATATCCCAAATCCAGCGGCTCCTTTACCAAGACCATCAGGGGTAAGCATATTAAGAGCATTGAGGATTCCCACTGGAACAGGCAACCCAGCATTCACTGCTGGCACTCCTGAAAATGAAAGACCCTTGGCTCCATATGATAGAAGTGGTCTTTTACGTTATAATACCAGTTTGCAGGCTTTAGAAATTTACAGTGAAGAAAGATGGTTACAGTTAAGAGCTAAAGAACCAGCAAATATTGTACATCAATTTTTTATTCCTACGCCTCTTGCAAATTTTGATCCTACTCAAACTTATGTAGACGGAGTGGAAAAGTATTTTGGACCCTTAATAGGTCCGCAAAATCAGCCTCCATTTACAGAACGCAGTATTTTTGTTTATGTAGAAAATGTTTTTCAAATACCACCTATAAATTATAAGTTGATTGAAAGGACAGGTATACCAGTAAACGCTACTGGAGGCCCTTACCCAGACGGAAAATATCTAGCATTTACAGAAGCACCACCAATAGGTAAAAGTATTCTTGTAATTCACGGATTTGACTAATATTTTTCAAGTTTTGATAAATAATATTTGAACAGACAACGAAGTTGTTTGGTCTATCAAACTGTGGTAAACCGGCAAAGAGCCCGTAAGGGATGCGAGCGAAAGTTCAAACAAAGGTTAACCGTGAAACACGGGGTTATGGGGAGCGTTTATGACCATTGGTCGTATTTCAGGTCAGCTCTTGAAGGAGAATTTACTTCGTGATGGAGTAAATTTGAGATTCGAGAATGACTTATTTTATTTGTTTGTACCTAAGGACGATTCCGATAACCATAGAATTGGTATTAAAACCAGTAATCCAAAAGAAAATCACGTATTAGATGTAGCTGGTAAGGCTTTTCTTGATGAAATAGATACTGATTTTTTAACAGCTGATCTGGTTACTATAACTCAAAATAAAATAAAAACAACATTAGGTGATTTGGAGTTACAGGCTGGAACAACTAATGATAGGATTACAATTAAAAACAATGTTTTAGTAGATGGAAACCTACACGCTAATGGTAGTATCACCGCTGATGGTAGTTTAGTATTAGGTGATTCAGATACTGATGATATTGTTTTTAGAGCTGACATAAACAGTAACATTATACCTAATACTCCTAAAGCATATGATATAGGGGAAGATGGTAGTATAACAAATGGAAGATCTTGGCGCAGAGTCTATGTGGACAACATGCGTTTAGGTGATCCAATAAAAGCAGGTAATATATTTTTTCCAATAACACAAACATCAATACCAGGTTCTGGATCCAAACTTGCGAAAGTTTTTAACGCTATTGATGTAGCATCAAATTATACTGAAATTACTAATCTTAATAACAATGGTCATTTAGCTTTAAGCACTAAAGGAAATGGTATAATAGAATGTTTTAATAAAACAAGAGTACATAAAGATCTTAATGTGCTAGGTGACATAGCCACTGATAATGCTAATTATATTTTGCTTGGAGAACCAGAATACGGAATATTAGACGGTGCTGTTGAAATGACAGAAAATACCAGTCTAACAGATGGAGTGGCACAGTTGAATCTAACATTAACCTTACTAGTGCCATTAGCCCCACCAGATTTTCCAAATAATCAAAATTTATTTATAATAGGTGGATATAATGGAGAAGGGTATTTCCAAAAAAGAATCTTACGACAGGTGCCTGCTGATCAACCTTTGAATGGTAACAATATAACTGCTGTGAATCAAGGTACTGCTGTTTATGTCATACGTGCTCATAGCTTTACTACAAATATTATAACTGCTTCTGGTCCAGGTAACAAGGGTGATCTAATTCTTAAATTAAACACAATTCCTATTATTACTAAAAGATTAACCAGCGGCAATAGTACTCAAGTTATTAAATCAGTACTTAAGACAACCACAGTTGGTAGTAGTTTAGTTGGATATATTCAGCCTAGTCTAGGTGTTCTAGTTCCAGGACACATAATACAAATTACAAATCAAGGAACAACATTCGGTGGTTTAGGTCCTGATGGAACTTGTTATTATATAGATGCTGTTACTAGTAAAACTTTAAAGTTAAAATTATACAATAAAATAACAGGTACTATAGGTAGCGATTTTATACCAAACCCTCTTGAACCAAGAACAGGCACAGTGGGATTTGAAACTGCTAACGACACTGGTTCATTTTATAGCTTCGATGGATCCGTAGCAATGAATATAGGTAATAATCTAGCATATCCTTTGGATACACCAGGATTTCATGAAGTATTTGATATACAAATTAATGCAAGTGCGTCAGCCTTACCTGGATGGAACACTATTCAAATAGAACACACTGGGATAGTTTTAGAGAATGGAACATTTAAGAAAACAACAATAGGTGATGAGGAATCAAATATAGGAATTTGGTATTATGATGATACGGTTGCATCTAATCCTGTATTTACTAATGAGTCATTTGTTTTAAAAACTGAAAGTTTGACATATAGCAGCACTATACCTCATTATGATGATGATACTGTATATCAACTTGGTTTTGATTTGGATTGGAATCCAGGTCTAACAAATCATAATAATTTAGGTGAACAAATATTAACAACATCAGCTGTAGGTCCTTGGACTAGTTCAGGAAATAAAAATTACACTAATTTGGGTTATACATATTTGCCTGAAGATATGACAGTGTCCAACGGAACTGGACCAAATTCTACAGTGTATACAGTCAATATTATTAATAATTTTGGTTCGTGGAATACTACTACTACTGTGCCAACAATTAGAGCTCACAATAGTTATGGTATAGCTGATAGTGTTTTTCCACCTTTAGGTAAAAAAATATTATATAGAACTGACAAAGCTGGTTCAACATCTTTCCTAAATGAAACTGATATTTGTTTTACTTCACCAATAGGTAATGGTAGTGGTCCTGCTGCAAGATGTCAAAATCCAGATTTGGGAACTCCTAATCAGGATACCCCAATATTTACAGCAGGAAGTACATTCTTCAACAGCCAAACCTCAATGTTGCAGAAAACTGATGCTGTAGTTGTTGGAGTAAGGACAGGCGTTCATAGCCTTAAACATGATCTAACAGATTATTCAACAGGCTACTTACCAATAGGTCCTAATCTAAGTGATCCTCTTCTTGGTCGAAGTTCTTCCATAGCTCAATATTTTACATTTAGATTTGTAAGACAGGGTGTAAGCAAATTTAGTATAACATATACCACTGATCCCCAAGCAACTACAAATGGAGTAGCAGCAATATTTTGTGCCATGCCAGGTACAGGGTTCAATTCAGCGACTGGAATAACAAGTGGAACTATTAGCAGTCTTAATAAATGGCTAGATTTAAGGATTGATAACAGTTTAGCTAATGGCTGTGCTTTAGGTGGTAATATGGATCCCTCAGCTACGGGCACTAACACATATAATTGTAGTTTTGGGATTGTAAACAGTACAAATGCTACAAATAATGAAATTTGGGTAAGAATTAAATTAAATGCAGGACAAGGTATAACTCGTTTAACATTAGGTGAAAGTACAATTTAGGATAAGAAATGACTGTATCACTTGAAACAAAAGTAGATTTATTGTTAAAGAAATTAGTAGGTGTTGCTAAGACAGATACACCTCTACGTAAAAGTCCGAGCAATGAGTCTATACCAAGCCCCAGTTTAAATAGAGGTGATACATTATGGATCAATTCATATTTGATACCAGAATCAGCAAGTCCTACAATTGGATTATTACAGAGTTACTTAGAAGATAAAAGTATCAAATGTGTACCTGATACTAATAGTGTAAAAGTAAATGATGTATATCCAACTTGGAAAACTGGTTTAACAGATTGGATACCTCCTGAATTTGATCCATTCAATAGTATTAATACGTATAGGGTTAAAGTTTTTTATGGCCCCCCAAATCTATCGAATCCAAAAAATGGCGGTACACAGATATTTGCGGATGGATCAGCACTATCTGGAGAATGGTTTTTTGATTATCAGGCAGGGGTATTGAACTTTTTTGGTGATAATGCAATTCCTATAGGAATGACTCCAAGCAGTGTGATTTATATTTCTGGTTGGAGGTATGTAGGACCAAAAGGATTTAATAGTGTTTTTAAAGTAGAAACTACCAATATGGTTTCTTCATTACCAGCAACATTAATTACTTTAAAAGGCGATATTGTTGTAGAAGAAAATGCTGTAATTAAGAAAGATTTAGAAATACAAGGTGGTGATTTAACTACTAATCAAAGTGTGTTTAATCTTTTAAACACAACTGCTACAACTATTAATTTTGGCGGTAATGCTACTACCATAGAGATTGGTGCTTCTACCGGTACTACTAATATTAATAACAATTTAGAAGTAGATGGTGATGTTGTTATTGATGGTGATGAACTTAAAACAACTAGTACTACATTTAATTTAATTCCAGATGCTGCTACTACAGTGAACTTTGCTCAAGCAGCAACCAGTATTATACTTGGTGCAACAACAGGTACAACAAATGTTCGAAATGATTTAGATGTTGATGGTGATTTAAACGTAGATGGAAGTTTCCATATCGGTGAAGATTTAGATGTTGATGGTGATCTTAATATTGATGGTGGTGATTTAACAGTTAGCACTACAACATTTAACTTGGCCAACCAAGTAGCAACCACAGTGAACTTTGCTGGTGATGCTACTGTAATTGAGATTGGTAGTAGTCAAGGTGTTACCAATGTTAACAATAATTTAGATGTTGACGGAGATGTCAACATTGATGGTGGTGACTTAACAGTCAGCACAGAAACATTTAATCTAGCAAATGAAACGGCTAAGAACGTGAATTTTGCTGGTGAGGCAACAAATATTGAGATTGGTAGCCAACAAGGTGTAACCAATGTTAATAATAATTTGATAGTAGATGGCACTACAACTTTCGGCAATAGGCTAACAGTTGATGGGATAGTGGATGTAAACAATAGTTTGTATGTTGAAGGTGAAGCCAGAGTTAGTAGTAACTTGGAGGTAGAGGATTCAATGAAAGTACAAAATGAATTAGCAGTAGAGGGCGATACACAAATTACTAGAGACTTGAACGTGGGAGGTTATATTAAAGCGGGAAAGTTGGTAGATACAATGATAGACTGTGGGGAGTACTAAAAGCGTATTTTAAGCGATTTTGGTAAATATTGAAGTATGAATCTTTATTCAAAAAAGGAATATAAATGAGCACAAATATTAGATTTAAGCGTAGTGATATACCTGGCAAAGTACCATCACTAGATAGCATTGACCTAGGCGAGTTAGCACTTAATACAGCCGATGGTAAACTTTTCACTAAACAAGAAATTAAACAACCAGAAGGTTTCGCTGCTATTCAGAAGATCATCGAGATCGGCGCAACTGAAGTACCTAATGTACTTTATGTGGCCAAGAATGGTGATGACAGCAACAGCGGAAAGACATTAGGTCAAGCTTTTTTGACACTAAAGAAGGCACTGAGCATAGCGACTCCTGGCACAACTATATTCTTAAAGAGTGGGGAATATATTGAAGACAACCCATTACGTGTTCCAGCTCGTGTGTCAGTTGTTGGTGACAACTTGCGTAACACCACAGTTCGTCCAAAGAACCCAACCAAGGATATCTTCTGGGTATATAATGGCGCTTATATCTTTTGTATGAATTTTAAAGGACATATTGCACCAAGTGCTGCGGTATGTTTCCCACCAGACGGAAGTGCTGGTGAAATCGTAACATCACCATACACACAGGCTGTTACAAGTATTACAACTACTGGTACAGGTATGCGTGTTGACGGTGCAGTGACAACTGGTCTACGTTCAATGGTTTGTGATGCGTTTACACAGTACAACCAAGGTGGTATTGGTATTCACATGTTGAACAGAGGTAACACACAGTTGGTGTCCATCTTTACAATTTGCTGTGACATCAGCTTTATGTGTGAGAACGGTGGTTTCTGTTCAGTTAACTTGTCAAACAGCTCATTTGGTAACTACGGTCTAGTTAGTCGTGGTGCCAGTGATCCATTATATCGTGGTGTTGTTAAGAAGTCAGCTGGTCGTCAGATCACATTTAAGAATTTAGCCAAGCGTCCAAACATTGGTGATGGTGTACTTTTTGCCGATTACAACCAAAAAACCTGTGATAGAGATAATGGCCTTATAGTAGATAGTTTAGCCTTTGACTTATTATATGAAGGTACTACACAAAGTACATTCAGTGGTCTACGTTATTGGGCTAAGGATGATATTACTACAGGTATACAACAGCAAGAACAAACAGCAGCGGCCATCCAACGTGCTCTGATAGCCGCTAGATCTGTAGTTAAGGCTCAAGCTTTTACCAGTACCGGAAATAATGTTATACAAAATACATCTTTACCAGCAGGTAGTGATACAGCTAAAAGAATTATTACTGATGAATTTAACATTATTAGTAGAATAGTAACAGAAGGCCCAAAAAGTCCTTCTTTATTAATTGGTCCTGATCTTGATGCAGCAGAACCAGAATATAAAATATTAAGAGAAACTGTACTAGATAGAAAGGCACAAATTGCTGACGAAGCTATTGACTTTTTAAAGAAAAATTATTCTAGCTTAGCCTTTGTCACATCCAAATGTAAGCGTGATATTACACTTGTTATTGAAGCTGTAGTAGATGACATGATTCTTGGTACAAATTATAAAACAATTAAGGCTGCAATTACGTACTTGACAGCAGTGGCAAATACTTATACAGTAGCACAAGGACAAGAAACAGCTACTATCGAAGCATACAAGTTTGTTAGAGATAAGATTGTTCCAATAGTACAAGAAGATGCAACACTATTAGCAAGAGTACAATCAAGTTTTGAAATCGTAACAAGAGCATTATCACCAAATAACACAAGTGCGAGCGCTCTTGGTGGTAAGGCATTTATTCAAGCTATTATTGATCCTACCAATACTAATGCAGCAATAGCTGACTATCGTATTAAATTCCCAGGTCAACAAGATACAGAAGATGCAGTGCTTAATCTAGTAAAAAATCTACAAGCAAATAAACCATTTATTGTAGCTGAAGTAATTGATTATATTAACAATAATTTACCAAATATTGTAGCCTATAATTATAGCCAAGAAACTTGTGGCCGTGATGTTGGCTATGCTATTGATGCTATATGTTATGATATAGTATATGGTGGTAATAGTCAAACATTAGACGCAGCTAAAAGATATTTTAACTATGCTAGTGGCCTAAGTCAATTAAAGAGCAGTGAGGAAGTTCCTGCCACAATAGATTCGTTTGGACGTGCTCAATTATTAGCTCAGCGTGTGGTAATTTTAGATCCAATCGAAGGCGGTCAAAATACTGTATTACAAAAGTTTGCAGTAGGTACTCCTTCTGTTGATCTAGTAGCAACTACTCAAACACAGGTAAACAAACTAGGTGGCTTGTTTAGTTTATTCTTAAAACAACTTGAAACAGAAATTGTTGGCACAAGTGATTTTATCCAGCCAAACGGTAGCCGTTTAAGTGATGACGGTTTAGATAAGGCATATGCTTTACTACAGGCTAATAAAGAATTTATTAAAAATGATGTTGTATTATATCTATCAAGAGCATATCCTGGATTTGATTATGATAAAGTAAAGTGTGCTAGAGACATAGGATTTATTATTGATAGTGTGTGCTTTGATCTAGTACATGGAGGTAATCGTCAAGCAGTAACTGCCGGTATTTTCTATTACGACTTTAATGAAGAAAAAAATGTATTAAAGAGCGTACTTCCAAATCAGATAAAACAAACAGTAAATGCTTACAAATACATGAAAGAACTATTACGTGACGTATTGACATGTAGCCCAGTTCCAAATCCATGGCAAGGTGCAGTACCACAGCGTATCGATCTACCAGCAGCTACAGGCAGTGAAGTTGTGGCAGTAGGTAATTTAATTGATATTATCAATGAGATATTAATAGAAGGTCCAAATAACAGTGAAGATAGTATTCAAAGACTTAAGCAACCAATTGGGCTAACAGCAACCACAGATACAAATAAAGTTCGTGCATTTAATTTGTTGATGGCTAACCGTGAATTTATCCGTGCTGAAATGTTGGCCTATATCAATATTAATTGGTATACAATCAGTGATGGCGATACACAATTTGCTCGTGTTAACACTGCTACAGACCTAACATTAGGTACAACTACAACAGCATTTCCAACAACAACCTATCAGCCAGCGACATATAAGGCTATTCGTGATGCGGTTTTAGCGGCTAAAGAAGATATTAAGACAGAAACAATTAAGTTTATGGCTAATAGCTTTTTTGATAATTTTAGTTTTAACAAGCCAAAATGCTATAGAGACGTAGGATTAATTCTAGATGCTATCTTAAGTGATATGATTTTTGGTAGTAATTATAAAACTATTACTGCTGCTATCAGCTATCTTCGTGCCTACGCCAGTGAAGTAGTCGGCGCACAAAAAGTACAGACAGTAGCCAGTTTGAAAGCTGCAAAGGCAATAACACTACAGAGAATTGTTGCTCCAAGCGCTAAAGAAGAAATTAGTACAAGATTTGATATTGTTATTGATATCTTAGATGGTGCAAGAGTTAATGATTTAGGTCAAATTATTACGAATGCTAAAGTAAATGGTATAAGTTATAGTCCAGATAGTGGATATAGTGTTAGTGAATCTGCTGGTTTTGGTGTAGATAATGGAGCAATCACATATCCTGTACCAATGAGAACCAGTGAGGAGGATATTGATCGCTATACAGCCGTAAATATTTTACGTAAGAATTATAATTTTATTAAAGAAGAAGTTGTATCATATATAGATGCAAACTTTACACTAAATCAATTTGATAAAGAAAAATGTGCTCGTGATGTTGGACTAATTGTTGATGCACTTAGTTATGATTTGATGTTTGTCAGTAACTTCCGTAGTATTAGTGCTGGACGTTCATATCTAAGAGCAAATACAGCCAAGGTAACAGGTAGCCAAAAATTAGCTACTCTTGGTTCATTCAAGCACTTGAAAAAATTAGCTGTGGAACTTGTTAAGGCAAATTCACTAGCAGTTAATAGTGTTCAACGTAATATGGATATTATTTTAGAAATCTTAGACAAAGGTGAGGATGCTGTACCTAAGTTTATGATTCCTTTCCCATCTTCAGGACGTAGTATTGAATACAAACGTGCTCGTGATCTAGTTGAAAAGAACAGAGACTTTATTATTGATGATGTTATTACATACATCAATACACCTGGTTTACAATTGATCACAGCTGAAGTAGTACATAAGTTTGTGAGCTCAACAACAACAAATGGTGTAACAGTAAACACATACCGTAAAGATGGTACATTTACTGTTAATTATACAGATTTGACAGATCCAGTAGTATTAGCAGCTGGAGATTTAGTTCGTGTTAGTGGTAAGATGTTTGGCCTAAGTACAATTAATGGATATTCAAATCCAACAGTGTATAAAGTAGTAGGCACACCAACTAATACAACAACAAATTCTATCACAAGAACTACAGAATTTAAGTTGGCTAACTTAGATGGCAGCGAACTAGTAACATTTGGTGGTTCAACAGGTAAAACTACTGGAATGCGTTTTGAGAAAATCAAATCAGCTGTTGATTTCCCAGTACCAACAGGATTTGATTTAACAAAATGTCGTCGTGATTTAGACTATATTCTTGATGCCTTATTCTATGACACAACATATGGTGGTACATTAGAGTCTGAAATAGCTGGTAGAAGTTATGTTGCAGGTACACTAAGTCAATTAGACCTAGCTGGAACACAAAGTGATGAAGTAACAGCTACATTAAGAGCTTATTCATATTTGAGAAACTTAGTAGTATCAGTAGCACAAGACCTAGAGTGGACACCAACAGTTGGAAATAATACTTTACAAGTTCGTAGTCCAAATGGTAGTGATGGTAGTTTAAGTGCTGCTTTAGATATGGAAACTTGCGTTAAATTAATTCTTAAATTAATTGACGATGCTAATGATGAAAATCTAACTACAGCATTAAGAACAATTTCAAGCACTCCAGACTTATCATGGGTTGACCCAAATCTAGTGAATGCTCATAGAAGCCTACAAGCTAATAAGGAATCTATCAAAGATTCAGTTGTACAATTTGTAGATGACAACTATGTATTATTTGGTTATGATAGAGCTAAGTGTGCTCGTGACGTTGGTTATGTAATTGATGCTGTAAAATATGATATGTTATTTAACAGCAATATTCGTAGTATTGTAGCTGGTAGAAGTTATTACAGACAAATGGCCAGTGTAGTTGTGAAAGATCAAAAATCTGCTACTCTTGCCTCATTCCAACACTTGAAAGAAAAGTTGTTAGAAATTGTAAAACCAGCCATTACTGGTAATCCAACCAATGCAGAAACTACTAGCCAGTTACGTGTAGCACGTAGTATGGATATTATACTAAGTATACTAGAAAATGGTCTAGCAGTTGAGCCAGCATTCCTAGTAACTGATCCAACAAGTGGTACAGGCAATGCTTTTGTTCCTGATCGTAGGGACTTACGTAATGACATTGAAAATAATCGTACAACTATTGAAAATAGTTTAATTACTTGGATTAATAATAACAAAGCAACTTTTAATAACCCAAGTTATGATGAAAATGCTTGTCGTCGTGATGTCGAATATATCTTAGATGCACTACGTTATGACCTAACATACGGTGGTAATTTAGAAACAAGAATTGCTGCTGCTGCTTATTATGGTAAAACAAGTGACGTTGGACTAGCATTAGGTACTGGAGAAAAGGCATTAACTATTGCTGCTTATGCTCAGTTAAAGACAATTATTGATGATAATACCAGTGCTAGTGTTACACCAGCCAATAATTTAATTGATATCATTACTGATTATATTGATGATACAAGTATTACTATTAGTGCCGCAACTGTTGGTAAGAATTATAGAATTACTAATTTAACAGGTACTACAAATGCTCAGTGGAATACTGCTGCTGGAACATCAGGTGTGACTTATGCTGTAGGTGATATATTCACAGCGGCTGTTACAGCAGGTACTGGTACTGGTACAGTTGTACTTGATCTTGCTCCTGCCGTAGCCCCATCTACCTCATGGACAGATAGTGGTATTAAAGTATTCTTTGATAAACTAGGCGTAACAGCAACAGTAAACAAATTAAAGACAAGTGTTACAGAATTTGTTGACTTTAATTTTGCTTATAACAGAGATAAATGTGCTCGTGACGTAGGTTTCTTAATTGATGCACTGTGCTATGATGTACTATATGGTGGTAATGTTGATACAACACAGGCTGCTATTAGTTACTTTGATGGTGCAGTTACACCAAAATCAATTATTCCAAAGCAGATCATTCAAACTGTTGCTGCTTATGAAAGATTGAAAGAAGTCCTAGCTGAAGTAGTTCAATTAAAAGATGTAAAACCTACAAGTAAGCAATTTGAAGCCAAGCAAAGAGTTAACAGCAGTTTTGATTTAATCATTAAATTATTGAAAGATGGTCCAAACTTTACTCCAAAGAGACCATTTGTCATGCCTGCCCCAACTTCAGGTGCTGGAACTGCTGCTGATGTAGACTATCTAAACGCTGTGAAGTTAATTTCTGGTAATAGAAACTTCCTAGTTGCTGAAGTAACAGGATTTATTAAGAATATTAATACACAATTAAACGGTGCATTATCTACATCGGCAACTACTATTACAGTTACCAGCACAGAAGGATTCCCAGAGGCAGGTAAACTAGTAATTGGTACAGAAGTTGTTACTTATACAAGTAAAACATCAACAACATTTACTGGTGTATTAAGAGCACAGGATGGTACAAAAGCAGGAAAATATGATACTGTAAATAGCACTTCTTCGACTCCTGTTTATACAGATTGGCCAAATAATACAACATTAAAGTTAATATTTGATTACGATTTAGACAAGTGTGAAAGAGATGTTGGCTTCTTGCTTGATGCTGTACTTTATGATTTAACCTATGGTGGTAGAACAGCAAGTCATCTTGCAGGTAAGGCCTACTATGATGGTACAGTAAAGGTTGCAGGTACAGATACTCCAGATTCATTATTAGGTGAATTAGATCAAAGTATTGCCGCATACAATTATTTAGGTGATCTTCTAGAAGTTGTAGCACGAGGTCAAAGTTGGGCCACAACTATTAGAAATACCAAACAAAATGCAGTGGTACAAAAGTTTGGACAAGGTGATGCAACTGGTACTGCTGCTGCCAAAGCTAAATCATTATTAAAAGAAGTTATTGTTCCTCTAATTGATGGTAAAGTTTCAACGTCAGCACTAGCCGCAGACCTACCAAGCACAAGTTGGGTGGATAGTAAATTAGTTGCTCTAAGTGATGCTATTAATCTTACTAGTTTCAGAAACGCTGTTAAAGCTGAAGTTAATACATTACTAACAACCAAGTTTGATATTGGTTATGCTGGCGCACAGAAAACACAATGTGAAGCAGATATTGATGATGTTATTGATAGTGTACGTTATGATGTAATGTTTGGCAGCAACTATCGCAGCCAGTTAGCTGGTAACGCTTACTATCGTGGATTCAGTGGATTGTCAGATGTATTAGGCACAGGTGATAGAGTAATTACTGGTACACCAGTTACAGCTGGTAGTTTTGTGGCAGGTAAAAAGTATAAGATTGTTAGTTTAGGTACAGCAGGAAGCCTTACAGATTGGAATATTGCTGCTGGTACAACTGGTGTTACATATGCAGTAGGTGATACATTCACAGCCGCAGTTGCAGGTACAGGTAATGGCACAGTAAACCTAGTAGTAAGTGGTCAAAAAGATGGCAGTGTTGCTACATTTGAACTATTAAGAGATGCTATATTAGAAAAAGTGGCTTTATATACAATTGAGCAAAATAAGACAGGTTCAGCAGGTGATTCTTTTGCTGGTGCTGCGGCTGCTGATCTAATTCAAGTTGTTATAGCAAGTGTAGATAATAATGTTGCAGATCCAACAGAAGATCCAGCAGACACAGATTGGGTAGATCAAGATCTAGTTGATCTAAGCGATGCTCTTGTGGATAGTAAAACTGGTGCTAATGGTCAACCCAATGTTCCAACATTAGTAACTGACTACATTGATGATAGATTCCAAGGTGCTTTAACATACAATCAATCTGATTGTCAAGAAGATATACGAAGTATTATTGATGCTGTTCGTTATGACATGATGTTTAATAGTAACTTCCGTACTATTACTGCTGCTCGTGCATATTTCCGTGCTGTGGCCAGTAAAGTAGTAGGTGAACAGAAGTTTGCTACTATCGAAGCATTTAAGTTTGCCAAGGAAAAATTAAGTTCTATTGTTAGTACAAATGCTACAGCCTTAGAGCGTGTTAAAGATAGAATGGATCTATTGATCAACATTGTTGACAAGGGTGAGAAGGCTATTCCTGCTTATGTATTACCAAGCCCAACAGGCTATAATACAACAAGAAGTGGTACAGTTAAGTATGGTTTTGCTAGAAACTTAATTGAATCTAATAGAGACTTTATCAAATCTCAAGTTCTAAAGTTCTTAAGAACAGATCCTAATCTAGTAGATTTAGATTTTGTAGAGTCAACATGTGCGAGAGACTTAGATCTAATACTTGATGCAGTGTATTATGACATGACCTATGGTGGTAATATGGAAAGTATTATTGCCGGTGGTGCATATTATAGAGGAACTCGTGCTGGTGATTTAAGTGCCCCAGGTCAAAACGCTACATTACCAGATCAAGATGAAATTGATGCTACTATTAGTGCTTTCACAAAGTTGAAGGGTTATGTAGAATTAATTGCTCAAGGTATTGATGTTAGTGACATTCAAGTAATTTTCCCACAAGTAACAGGTGAAGCAGGCAGTGTAGCAGGTGCTCAAACAGCAAAAAATCTAGCATTTGTAATTAGAGATTTTGTAAGAACAGGCTATACATGGAAAGGCTCATGGAAAAATAGTTCAACATATGTTGCTCGTGATTTAGTTGTATTTGAAGGAACTTTCTGGGTCGCAAAACAAACTAATAAAGAGCAAACACCATTTATAGGCAGTGCGTATTGGTCAAAAGAAAATATTTCAACACCAGATATTTCATGGGTTGAAGAAGATTTGAAAAATGCCAATACAATGATCGAACTTATGAAGACTAATGATGACGCAAATACTGGCTATAGTGGTAGGAACAGTATTCAAAGTCAAATTACAGAATGGGTAAGATTGCAACTAGATGCAGCTAGATTTAATGCTAGTCCAGTAGCAATTACAGATCCAGCATCAGGACCACTAAGAGAGTTTGGTTCACTTGCTCCAAGCAGTAATGATATTGTTGCAGTCGGAACTTGGACAGATTGGTTTGTAGTAATCCCAGTAACATCCATTGTACAGGGCGAGACCTATAAGATTGCTGATTTTGGTACTACAACAACATGGGCTAACCATCGTGCTAGTGGTAACACAGCAGCAGTGGGTGATGAGTTTGTGGCAAATAATACACCAGGTACAGGTAATGGTAAAGTAGTAAGAGTGCTAAAAGCCAGTGATATGGTTGCAGGTCGCAGATATAAGATTAAATCACCTGGATCTCCTGTAACATCATGGACTACATATTCTACTGGTACATTTGCTGCTACTGTAGATTCAACATTTATTGCTACAGGTGCTCCAACCGCTGCTACTGGTGAAGGCACAGTTTATGAAATGTTCACATATGATATTGAAAAGTGTGAACGTGATGTGTTACTAACATTAGATGCAATACGTTATGACTTAATGTTTGGATCAAGTTTCAGAACAAGTACAGTTGCTCGTAGTTATTGGAGACAGCAAAGTGCTAGCGCACTGGCCACAGGTACAACAACTAATAGTGTATATCCACAAAAAGAACAAAGTGCCTTATTGTTCACATTCTTGAAAACAATCTTACAAAGATTACCAGCAAGATACCCAACTTTTGTTGCTTATCAGAAAGGTGAAGGTCAGATTCCAGGAATCACTTCAGGAGGCCGTCCATACAATAGAATTACACAATTGATGGATCTACTAATATCAGTGATACGAGCAGCAAACTTAACTACAGTTAATGGATTATTAAACTTACCTAGCAAACAATTGCCATTGCCAGTAGGTGGAAATAATAACGCTAATGATTTGGGTATTCGTAAAGCACGTGACTTAATTGAAGCCAATAGAGATTTCTTAAAGGCCGAAGTTATTGATTGGATTGATGAACAACAACGTCAAAACAGAGAAGGATTCCAAAATAATCCAGCTGGTATATACTCTACAGATTTTAGTTTTGATAGAAAACAATGTAATGAAGATCTAGATCTAGTTCTTGACGCTATCTTCTATGATTTAACCTACGGTGGTAACATGGAAAGCAACTGGGCAGGCCAGGCATACTATGCAGGTACAAGTCAAAAGAGTTTACCAGATGATGAAATTGAAGCTACAATACGTGCTTATAACTATCTAGGCAACTTGATATTTGATGTAGCAAGAAGTTCGCTAGCAAAGAGTTATCAAAAGTCTCTAGAACAGATTAAAGGTACAGCAGGTAGCATTGAAACAAGTCAAAGACTAGGTGAATTGGTTGATATTGTTATCAATGTTGTTAAAGGTGGTGTAAAACAAGTACCACTAAGAGTTAATCCAGACTTTTTAGCAGGTGATGAAACATTGGCCTATGTTCGTATTGCTGTACAAGAACAAAAAGCTGAATTACAAGCTCGTATCGCAGATTATATTGATAGCTTTATCCTACAATACAACACAGAAAAATGTGCTCGTGATGTAGGCTTGATCTTAGACGCTGCTATGTATGACATGGTATTAAACAGTAACTTCCAAAGTATCACAGCAGGTAGTGTATACTTACAGAAGGCTGCTAATGTTGTAACCAGCACACAGATTGGTCCACAACTACAGGCTATTAAGTTTATCCGTGATCGTGTAATTGAAATCAGTCAGAAGCCTCCACTAGTTAAGAATGAGGCTGCTATTGGTCGTATTACAAACTTATTTGATGTAATGTTTGATATTATTGACAAAGGTGTTGAAGTAGCCCCACCAGTGGTTAATGTTCCGCCAATTGGTGCTGCTTTTAATCCTAATGCTGTCAATGCTGCTAATAGTTTGATTGCTAATAAGGAATTCTTGAAGGAAGAAGTGGTAGCTTATATTACTGCTAACTACAAGACTTATGATCAAAGTCGTTGCAGTCGTGATGTTGGACTAATTATTGATGCAGCCTTATATGATCTATTATTAGGCACAAATTATAACAGTGTAAAAGCAGGTCTAGCATATCGTCGTGCTACAAGTAGTTTGGTTATAACAGATCAATTACAAGAAACACTAGGCGGTATTGATTTTGCCAAGCAGAAAGTAGTTGAACTATTAGATGATGCAGATGCAATTGCTAGTATCACACGTAGTTTTGAATTGATTTCAAGTATTATTGGCGGTGGCAGTGTACCAACTGCTCGTGTACCATTACCAGGCGGTAGTGTATACGCACTGGCAAGACCAGCAGGTATTGTTAATCGTGACTCATCATTCAAAGTAGCCGCTGATGCTATATTGACTGCTAAGGGTACATTGCAGACAGCAGTGACAACTTGGATTAGTACACAAGTAAGTAGTGCGGCTGTAGGTAGTATTTGGAGTTCATTTACTTATGATGATGACAAGTGTGAAGAGGACATTGGTTTCTTATTAGATGCAGTGGCATATGACCTCATTTATGGCGGCAATATGGAAACTATGGTTGCTGGTAAGGCCTACTATGACGGTACAGTGTTTACAAATGCAGGTGAGATTCCTGCTACTGTAGCAGCATATACATACTTGTCAGAGCAAGTTCTTGCTACGGTTAACACTGCTCTAGGTGCTTCAACTAATACATTGGCTGCTACAGAGGCACGTGATCTTGTTCTACAGGTTAGAAACCTAATAGAAGCTGGCGCTGGCGCTGTTGCAACAACAGTGTTACCAAATCAAGTATGGGTCAATCCATTACTTCAAGAAATTAGTACCACAATTGTACAAGAAAAGCCAAGACTTCAAGATGTAATCATTGATTATGTGAATAACATTAACACATTTACAAGTATTTCTCCTGTAGTTGATTATGATCAAGCCAAGTGTCGTAGAGACGTTGGTCTAGTATTGGATGCTATTCGTTATGATCTAATGTTTAATACAAGTTTCAGAACTATATCTGCAGGTCGTAGTTATCGTAGATCATTTGCTAGTGTTATAACTGGTACACAAGCGGCTGCTAATATCAGTGCGTTCAAAGAACTAAAGGAACGTGTATTAGGTAAGAAATTAGTAGGAGTTACTATTACAAGTACTAGTGGTCAGTTTAGTTGTACAGCACCAGTAACTGATCTCTTACAACCAATTAAGAAAAATCAGCCAATACGTGTAAGTGGAGTATATGGAACAGGTGCAGGTACTTTAGAAAATTATACAAATATTGGTACCCAACCTAAGACATATTATGTTATCGGTAACCCAACAACAACTTCGTTCCAATTGAGTGAAGAAGTTGATGGTGCACCAATTGATACTACATTAGGTACAGCAGGTTCTACAGCAGGATTAACATTTGAGATTAGACCAAGTTTAGAATCTTTAGATGAAGTTATCACACAAGGTCTATCAGATATTGAAACATTAGATGCTGAAACAACAGCCGAAGCACTAGTAGTTGGTCGTGAATATAAGATTACTAGTACTGGGAAAACTCTAGTCCAAGCAGGCGGCTTTATTGTAGGTGGCAAATATCAAATCGTTTATGGTACTGGTAGTACCACTGACTTTACACAACTTGGTGCAGCAGACAATAATTCAGGTACTATATTTACAGCAACTGGTTCAGGTACTGGTACAGGTACAGCTTACTATTATACAGACTATCGTACTTTCGGGGCTAGAAATAACACAGTAGGAACAGTTTTTGTAGCAACAGGTACACCAAATACAGCAACAGGTGGTAGTGGTAGTGTACAAACTATTAGTTTCCGTCAACGTGCTGAAAGATTATTTGATATATTCTTAGCTATTCTGGCCAGCGATAACACAGCGTTGAATAATTTAGGATTTAATGCTGCTGCTGATTCGACCCCAGATAAACCAGGTGGATCAGGTAAGTACTATCTAATTACTCCACCTTCAATAACTGTTAATGATTTTGATACACAAGCAGAATATGATGCTGCTGCGGCTGATCAAAACAGTAGAATCGCTGCTCGTAATGATATTAATACTAATAGACAAACTATTGAAGATAACTTAATTACTTTTATTAATACAGAACGTACTAATCAAAATGGTAATTTTAATGGTTTAGTTTATACTGAATCAACATGTCGTAAGGATATTAAACTAATATTAGATGCTATAACATATGATCTAACTTTTGGTGGTAATCAAGAAACTATTGTTGCAGGTAAGGCTTATTATGATGGTACAGCCCTCCCAGGTGATGATAGATTAGCAACAATTGATGCTTACAAACAATTAAAAACATTGATTGCAGCACAGACAGCAGCAGGAGCTGGCGAAACAGCAGCATTAAAACTAGTAGATGATATTATTAGTTTCATTGATCAGCGTATTGAAGAGCCAGCGGCCATTGAGGCTGATACAAGTTGGGTAGATAGTGAGTTATATGTATTCAGTGACAAGCTCAAGGCTGCTGCTAACACAGTAGCCAAGGCCACAACTGATTATGTTAATGCTAACTTTGCGGGCTTAGTATATGATGTTGATAAATGTCAGCGTGATGTTAAGTTGATTATTGATGCAGTTCGCTGGGATATGATGTTTAACAGCAACTTCCGCACAATCGTGGCTGCTCGCAGTTATTATCGTGCTCAAGCAAGTACAGTAGTTGGCAATCAGAAGTTAGCTACACAGAAAGCATTTGAAGTTGTTAAGGTCGCTCTTGATGACTTAGTTAAAACTGATAAAGTGGCGCAGGATCGTGTAGCAGCATTGATGGATATTGTAATTAATTTACTATCAGCAGCAAATGAAACAGCAGCCCTAGCAACATTACCAGCCGTGAGCACACCATATGGTGGAACTCCAAACGCTAGTGATATTGGTTTCCTAAACGCTCGTGATCGTATCGAGGAGAATAGACACTTTATTCTAGAAGATATGAGATCATATCTACTAAGCACAGGTGGCGCAGGTGGGAATGGTGGTGCAGGATTAGTAAATCTTACAAGTTTCGGCGGTGGCTTTACTACAGATGAGTGCTTACGTGATGTAGGATTAATTTTAGACGCAGTACGTTATGACTTAACTTATGGTGGTAATTTGGAAACTGTATTAGCTGCTAAGGCTTATTACTCAGGTACAGTTTTAGGTGCTTCACCTCCAAATGCAGCCCATATTACTGCTACTAAAAATGCTTTTGCACGTTTAGCAACAGTTGTCGAGAATGTAGCGAAAAATACAGCACATACTACTATTAGTGCAGGCACTGCTGCTTTTGCAGGCCCATCACAAATTAGAGCAAATGCTCCAGGAAGCACAGATGCAGCTAAAAAAGCAAGTGATCTAGTCAAAACAATTGTTTCTGCTCTAACCTTAGTGAATGCTAGCGCTTTAGTTCCAGGTCAAAAATATGTAATTATTGAATTAGGTACAAGTGTAAATTGGACTGATATGGGCGCAAGTGCTTCTCCAGCAGTTGGTCAAACATTTGTTAAAAATTCAACTCCTTATTCAGGTACAAGCGGAGGAACAGCATTGCCAGATTATCTAACAGAAATAGATGAAGTACGTCCAAGTACAAGTTGGGTGGATAATAATCTAGCACTAATTGCAAGTACAATGCTTGATCGTAAGAATAGTTTAGCCCTACAAGTTACTGACTATGTGAACGCACAGTTCCCAGGTTTCTCATATACAGCAGAGACATGTCAACGTGATGTGAAGTTAGTTACAGAAGCAGTACGTTATGATATGATGTTTGGCACAAACTTCCGTAGTTGGACAGCTGGTAAGGCATATTATAGAAATATGACCAGTGCTGGTGTAGTTACAACTACTCAGAAAGCAGCCACACTAGCAGCATTTAGATTCTTAAAAGGTCTATTAGTTGAAATTACAGGCAATAATGTCACTGCTGCCCTAAGAGTCAAAGGTGCAATGAATGTTGTAATTGATGTATTAGAATTTGGTGAGACAACTCGTAATGCCAATAATACAGTAATTAGAAAAGCAGTTGATGCCATTGAAGCAAATAGAGCCAATTTACTAACATACATGGGTAGTTGGTTAGATACTAATGTAACAAATACCTTTGGTAATAATTATAGTAAGACTACATGTTTACGTGACCTAGGTTATTTAATTGATGCTATCAAATATGATTTAACCTATGGCGGAAACATGGAAACATGTGTTGCAGGTCGTAGTTATTATGATGGTGTTGTACTTGAGGGAGTTGCAGGTTCAGGAAGTACAAGTGCAGACCACGTTGATAAGACTCAAGCAGCATTTACAGCATTAGGTACTAGAATCAAAACTTATAGTGATGTAGATCAGTATATGGTTGACCCAATGATTGATGCATTGATTAATAATGTTAATGCTCTAATTGACGATGATTCATTAGATACAGAGGTATACGCAGATGCAAGTTGGTCTGAAGTAGCTATTCAGGAAGTCTCAGTAGCAATTAGAAGTCAAACAGATGCAATCAAGACACAGGTAACTAATTATGTAGATACTAATTTCCCAGCACTAGTCTATAATAAGACAAAATGTGCTCGTGATGTTGGACTATTGATTGATGCAGTACGTTGGGATATGTTGTTCAACAGCAATTTCCGTAGTATTACAGCAGGACGTAGCTATTATAGATCAGTTACTCAAGGTGTAGATCTAAATCTAGCAGCAGATGCCCTAGCAAGTCTAAATCAGAAGCAGGCTACTATAGCAGCATTTACATACTTAAAACAAGTATTGATGGGTATTGCAGCGTCAAATGCTATTAGTAAAGAGCGTATTACCGATAATATGGATATTATACTTCAAATTATTGAAACTGGTCTTGGAAATCAAGCTACTCCAACAATTACTTATAGTGGTGTAAGTAATGCTGAGCGTGAGAAAGCAAACGCAATCTTACTAGCCAACAAGACTTTCATTAAGAACGAAGTTATTGCTTATATTAATAAGACATATACTAAGATTAATTATGATGAGGCATTGTGTGCTCGTGATGTAGAGTTCTTAACATATGCTGTAGCCTACGATATGGTAACAGGTAGTAACTACCATACTGTAACTGCTGCTCGTTCATATCTACGTCAATATGCAAGTAATGTATTAACTGATCAACAAAAGCATATTACTTTATTAGCGTTCAAGTACTTAAAGAACTTGTTAATTAATTATGTAGGAGGTAATGCTGATGCTGTAGCTAGTATTAAGGCCAGTATGAATATTATCATTGATACAATAAATGCAGAAAGCGTCACAGGCTTACCAGCGGTAGTTGTTCCAACTGCTAATGTAACTACAACAGCAGATCAAGTAGCTCTAAATGGATGGTTACTCAATGCTAACAATATTGCTAATGCTAAAGCAGCTGGTATTACAGCCAGTAATAATAGTGGTGGTGGAAACGCAGCAAAATGTAATAGAGATATTGGATATGTATTAGAAGCATTAACTCATGACATCACATACGGTGGAAATTGGGCTAGTATTATTGCTGCTAAGGCTTACAGAAATGGTACTGGAACTATTCAGTTAACCAATGCTGGTGAAGAAGCTGCTACTATTGCAGCATTTAATGGCGTAAGAGATTACATTATTAATAATAGTAGTGCTCCTGCAGATTTAGACGCAAGAGTAACTGCTCTAATTGCAATTATAACTGGAGTTGTTTTTAGTGCTACATACACAGTACCAGCAGTAGAGTATCCAGAATTATTAGGCAGTAGAAATGCATTAGAAGCAGCTAGAAACATTCTAATTAGCAATGTTGCTAATGCTAAGGCCAAGACAATTCGTTGGGTAAACAATCGTTCATACTTTGTTTATGAAGTACAAAAGTGCGAACGTGACATTGGATTGATTTTAGATGCGGTGTTTACTGATATGGTAACAGGCAGTAACTTCCTAAGTGTACAAGCAGGTCGTTCATATCTACGTGCTTCAGCAAGCGGAGCACTAGCATCAGCACAGAAATGGGCTATACTTGCTGGTTTAACTCAAGCTAAGAGCATTGTAAGTTCTGTAGTAAGTACTAATTCCGATGCAATAAGTGCCGTACGTGCTAAGTTAAGCGTAGTCATTGATATTATCAATGACGAAACTGATGCTAATGTAACATTGTTATACCCAACTGATACTACAACAGCTTCAGGTGCTGCATCACGTAAGAATGCTAGTGCAGCTATTGTAACTAACAAGTCTACTCTAGTATCTGGTGTAATAAGCGGACTAAGCTTAACAGCAGGTGCTCAGACAAATAAATGTACAAGAGACTTGAACTATGTAGTTGACGCATTGGCTCACGATGTATTATATGGTGGTAACTGGGGCGTAACAGTGGCAGCTAAGTCATACTATGAAGGAACTGCCACTGTTAATTTAGGTAGTGGTGAAAAAGCTCCCACAAAGGCTGCTTTTGAATCTCTAGCTACTAATATTAAGGCTCTAGTTAATGTTGATGCTACAGCTGATGGTTATGTTGATACATTAATTGCTATTATTACCGGTGTACTAGATACTGATACTGATGCAACAAATGCAGCACAGGCAAAAGCTTTAGTAATAGGAGCCCCAAGTACAGCAGGTGGTGCTACTAATTTAGTTAGTGCATTTACAACATTAGTTGCTAGTAAAGAGGCTACTCAATTTAAGATTTTTGAGTATATCAATAGTAGAGAATATCTAGATTATACTGGTACAACAGTAACCAAGTGTGAGCGTGATGTTGATCTAATTCTTGATGCCCTAGCAGCAGATATTCCAGCAGCAAGTAACTATAAGAGTATTAAAGCAGCACAAGCATACTTAAGAAGTTATAGTAAGGTTGTTACATCTGAGCAAAAGCAAGCAACAATTGGTTCATTGTACTTGATCAAGAGACTTGTAAGTCAGTCAACAACTGGATCAGTAAAGACAGATGCTCGTGCGTTGATGGATACAATTATTGATATTGTTGATCGTGGAGTAATAGCAACACCAGCACTTGTTATAACAACAACTGCTGCAACTAATCCAAGAGCTGTAGATAATACACTAGTAAGTTATAGTAACTTTATTAAGGCTGAAGTACGTGCATATCTAGATAGAAACTATCCAGAACTAGATTATAACAAGATCAAGTGTGAAAGAGATGTTCAGTACATCATTGACGCACTGCGTTATGATATGGCCTATGGTGTAAACGCTGAAACTATTGAAGCCGCATTATCATATTGGGAAGGTAATCAATTAACACTTGGTTCACATCCAAACAATATTGATGATATTGATATCACTGGTGGTGAGGATGAGAAAGTTGCAACTATTGCTGCTTATCAATTCCTAGCAGACCTAGTGGGAATCATACTAAACAATAGTGCTTACACACCATTACAGGATGTTGTTTCTAAAGGAACACATACAACTGGTGCTGCTAGTAAGGCCTCAGCCGCAGAAGCTGCTGTCGACAGCCTAGTATTAGTAGTTAACAACCCAGATAGTACTTTGGCTAGTGCTAATACAGTAGCAAATGTTCAAAGAACAGCTTCAAATGTAACGGTGAATGCTACAATTAATGGATTGAAGACTTCAGTATCGCAAGCCAACGGAGTAACTGCTAGTGCAAGTAGTATGAAGGCTAATGTAAGTTTTGATATTAAACGAGCATTCGTGAACACATTAGGTGATGCTACACAGGCTACTGGTAGTTCAGTACAGTTCTTCGTGTACAATGAAGCCAAGTGTGGAAGAGATGTTGAGTTTATTGTTGAGGCTCTAGCATTTGATGCACTGTATGGTGGTAACAAAGAGTCTAGAACAGCAGCTCTTGAGTATGCTTACAAAGGTGGATTAATGATACCTCTAGCTACAAAAGGACCAACAGTTGGTGGATTTACTCATCTTAAGAATATCATTGATGATATTGTAGATGGTACATCACTAACAGCAACTACAGGTAATAGTACACTACAGACAAGAACAGATCCAAGCTCATTGACTGGTGTAAGTGATCTAGTACAAATTACGCTCGATGTTATCAGAGGCGGTGCAACAGCAGCTCCAGCACTAGTTGACCCAGTGTTCGCTGATGTTGATAACTTCAAGCCAGACAATTTAATTGTACGTGCGATTGTACGTGATAGTATTCCAACTATCGCCGAAAATACAATCACATTTATCAACGAAACTTACGCTGGATTTGGTTACTTACAAGACACATGTAAGCGTGATGTAGGATTAACTATTGATGCCCTAGCATACGACTTGATCTATGGTGGTAATAGTAGAACTAAGTTTGCTGCTGAACAGTATTACAGTGGTGGTCGTTTCCAGATACCAGCAGATAGTAAGAGTGCTACAGTAGCATGTTTCGTGTACCTAGATGCTCTAGCAAGAAAGGTAGTATTAAATGATGCAATTGTTACTGCTCAAAACTATGTGGATCAGGATAAGAGTAATCCAAAAGCAACAGATGGTGAAGTAACTAATATTACTACATTAATGGATGCATTTACTGATATCTTGACTAATGGATATATTAGTGTACTACAACTTGATGCTACATTTAATGGTAGTGTCGATGATAACACATATGCTACATTCCACCAAGTTAGTACAATTACTACAACTGGCCACACTCTAGAGTGGGTTGGAACTGGTATTGACGTAGATAGTGCGCTACCATACAATGGCGGTGTACCAAAACCAGAGAATCAATTGGTTAGTGACAAGGGCGGATTTATTAACTTCACCAGTACAGATGAAAAGGGTGACTTTAGAATTGGTCCAGACTTAACAATCAAGCGTGACTCAGGTAGTATTATAGGTAGAGCATTTAACAAGAGCTTGTTAGGTGTTGTAACACCATACATTCTAGCGTTACAGAGTTAATGGTAAGAAGGGTTACTTACTTGTCAGGAGGCAGGTAAGTAACATATTAATAAAAAGGATTAAAACATGGCAACAGTACCCTTAAATGCGTTTAAAACAGTGACAGCAAGCGTAACAGCAAGCCCAACAAATATCTACACAACACCAGCAGGTGTAACAGGTATTATTCTTGGTACGCAGGTCACAAATATTACTGATTCAACCAGTGCAGCTTTCACAGCATGGCATGTACGCGGTGTTGTATCAAGTGAATTAGTTAATGATTTTGAAATTCCTAACAGCGATGCTATTAGTTTCGTTGCAGGAAAGTTAGTTTTAGAATCTGGTGATAGTCTACGTGTTCAAGCTAGTCAAAATGGACAATTAAAAGTTACACTAAGTATTCTAGAATCAGCTAACGATTAATATTAGTATTAGTAATATCAAGATAAGGATAGATAAAAATGGCAGCTCAACCAAAAGTTGAATTATTTAGTGGTCGTGTAAAGAAAGTCGCAGCTCGCGATATCATGACCAAAGGTTATGGTACTGGTAAGAGTAGGTATGAGGTACGAACACCAGGACAGAAACAGGAAAATGGTTACTTAAAATTAAGTGAAGCAGAACCAAACTTATTTGTACCATGGCGTAGTGTCAACCCTGAAACAAATATAGCTACTGATGCAGACCCAGCTATACAAGTCGGCATCGAAAATGTACTTTATCCAACTATTAAAGTAAACGGTGTTGATGTTAGTCAAGCACCAGCTGACAGTACTTTAAGAGCTATGCTAGTATCTGACAAATGGGGTAATAGAACATGGAGTAATAAGATTGCTCTTGACGCTAATGATAACATGATTATTAATAGTAACTTGTTTGTCAATGGTACAACTGTAGAAGTTAATACAGTACAAACCACAATTGATGATCCAATTATTACTATTGGTGGTGATAATGAAGATCTTGTTAGTGAACTGAATGGCCAAACAGATCGTGGTATTGAATTCCGTTGGTGGGATCCATTGGCTGATGAAGGACGAGGTGCAGCTAAATTAGGTTTCTTTGGATTCAAGGCTAGCACACGTACTTTTACATTTATCCCAAGTGGTCGTAACGAAAATGAAATCTTCATTGGTGATAGTGGTACAAGTGAGGGTGCTTTTGAAGTTCCAAACTTGAGCACACAGAATATTTTTACACCAACAGATGTTAATTTACGTATAGCTCCAGGTGGTAGTGGTACAGTGATTATTGAAAGTGCTATTACACAAGGTACATGGCGTGCTGATGTTATTGATGTTGGGTATGGTGGAACTGGCCGAGTAGAACTACAAGAAGGTGGTATATTATTTGGTAACGGTGACGACCCAGTAGGCGTAACCAATCCAGCATTGGCTAATGGTAGTTTATTACAGAGCGATTTAGGGGGTAGACCTTATTTTAGTAATATAATAGATTGCGGTAGGTTTTAACCAAAATTATAAATAGTCTGTAAAGACTTTTTGAACAAAGAGTTAGAATGATCCGCAATGAATTATTATCTATTATCTTGAGCAAAAACGGGTCTGTACAAGGCCCGTTTTTATATGTAGCGACAGGAAAGGGGGCTAGATCTTAAATGGCAGCACAACAAAGAGTTGAACTTTTTAGCGGCCGTGTTAAAAAGGTCAAGCCCGCAAATGTCAGCGAGCAAAGGTATGATTTTCTAAAACTGAGTGAAGCCGAACCAGATTTAGGCGTTCCTGAAACTACGGATAGTGCTGATGTTAAACGCATATTATTAACAGATAAGAATGGCAAACGCTATTGGAGTGACACTGTACAGATTGATCAAAATGGAGATTTTCAGACTACAGGACAAATGCAGGCAGATGCCTTTCATACAGATCGTTTAGAAGTAACAGACAGCGGGTTAAACGCAAGATTTGCAAATGAGGATATTAATCTAACCACTGTGGGAGACCTAACAACCACAGGATTGGTTAAATTTAATTCTGCCATGGGTGTGAAAATAGGCCAGCCAGATGAGGGTGAATTAGCTACTAGAGCAGTGGCAATGACTACTGCCACACCAATAAGTAGAGGAATAGCACAAATGAATGTTATTTTAGGAAAGTTAGTACCAAAACCACCACCAAATTTTCCTAAACTAAAAAATGGTAATGTTCAGCCTTTTACAATTTTAGGTGTTTCTAGTTATAGAATGTGTAACTTTATACAAAGTGATAGAACTGGTGATGCTATTACTAACAGTGTTGCTGGTGGTACAGTAGTGAATCAAGTGTTAAGAACATCATCCTATCAAACAAGTACTATAAATGATTGTGGCCCAGGAGATAGAGGTACTGTTACAATTTATAAAAACGGTGTTGCTGCTGGTAGTAAAGCATTGACACCTGAATTAAAAGAAAGTGAAAACGACCTAAGTCCAGTATACCTACTAGGTAAGGACAATGAAACTGTTGGAGACTTAGTTATAACAGATGATAAAGATTATGCTTTGGTAGCAGTTCCATCTATCAGTCCTCTGTTTTGGCAAGTATTTGACTCAAGAGGACAGGGAAATGTACAGGAAGGTTGGAACAAGGTTCAAATAAAGCATAATAATCTTTTTCCAGAAACTGTTCCTGCTACTGTAGGTGAAACAAGTGTAGCCTATTGGTATTATGATAATAGTACTTCTGAACCTCCTGTATTTTCTGATGTATTGTTTGAACCAGAATCAACACCTACACTAAGTTATAGTAGTGGTATCGCACATTATTCTAGTGCTACTACTTTTGTACTAAGTTTCAAGATTTCAAAATTAAGTAAAAATATGTACCCAACATACAATGAGTTTATAACTGGTACAGGTGGTGGGGCTTTTAATACACCAGTGACATTGACCTATGCGTCAGCTAAAGCTAATAATCCTGCATTTAGTGATTTACCGTTACCAAGGAATTATTTAAATAATTCAAGTTTATCTTTATCAACTACTGTTACTGTAAAAAATGGTGTTGGTAGAAGCACTGCTCCTGTCACATTAACAGCCGATAATAGTTATGGTACAACCACACAGAATTTTACTCCTAGTGGCGGTGTATTATTCAAAACTGGAACAAGTAATACAAATACTATAGATGAAACTAATTTAGAAGTTGCTGCCGGATTTGGTAGTGGCAGTGCCAACGGATATCGTATAGTAAATCCAGGCAGCGGAGATAACCCAAGTTTTTCAGCCAACGCAGTGGCTTTTAATTCACAAACAAGTCCGCTACAAGATTATGATGCTGTGGTTGTAGGACAAGGTAATCAAGCAGTTTTAAAGCATGATATTACAGATTATACAAATTTTTTACCACCTGGACCAAATCTAAATACTGGCGGAAGGAGTGGTCCTCAATATTTTACCTTTAAATTTATTAGAGGTTCTGTGAGTAAGTTCAAAATTAATATTGACGGAATTATTCATGGTCTTTGGGTAGCAGTTCCAGGAAATGGTATAGCTACCGATAATGGTCTCAATGGATGGTTAGACATGAGCATACCGTATGGAGGTAGCGGTGTTCCAGGTACAGGAACAGGCGGAAATAGATCTAATGGATGTAGTGAAGGTGGTATAATTACATTAGGTCAAGATGTAGATCAAAGTAGAATATGTACGTTTGGAACAGTGAGTACTAGTAATACTGCCACTAGTGAAGTGTATATAAGAATAAAATTAACAACAAGTGATATTGTTAGAGCATTAAGTTTATCAGGAGCAACTAACTAATGGCCGTAGTTGATAAACAAAAAGTAGATTTACTGTACAAGAAATTATTTGGTCTATCTAAAACTGATTTCAATACTTTAAAAGGTGCTAGTAACGAAACTATTCCTAGTCCTAGCCTATTGCGCGGCGACAAAATTTGGACTCAAGCAAATAGTATTATAAAGGCCCCGGCTTCACCAAATATAGTACAGAGTGTAGTTGAATATAGAACGATGGAATTAGTGCCCGATACCACAACTACTCCTATAAATAATATATATCCTACTTACGTAGCTAAAGCAACAATATCAGGGAGTGAAGTAAAGTACGAAAATTGGATTAGTCCTGAATTTGGACCTGGATATTTAATTGAAGTTTTTATAGGTAATCCTGCCAGCGCGGGTACAAAAAAGATATTTGATGCTGGTATTAATGACAAAGGTGCTTACTATTTTGACTATATGTCAGGGGTACTTAATTTTACCAATTATTTAGACAATGGCGATAACTCAAATGTTATACCTGATGATCTAAGTGCAGGTGATAAAATATATGTTAGAGGTTATAGATATATAGGGTTTGTTGGTCTTAGTGATCAAGCTGATGGTAAGTTTGGTAATTTACAACTTCTTAATAACACCATAAGAGCTATTAATAAAGACCAGGAAGGCGATCCTATAACCGGTGATGTAATCTTAAAACCACAATTAGATGGTTACGCACGAGTACAAAGTAGTAGGTTTACACAACATTTAAGTGATGATGGATTATCAGAATTTAATACTGGATTTGGTAAAACTACATTATTAGTCAGCGCAACTACTACCAACGGAACTTGGAAGGAACTGACTTTAGACGGTTCAGATACCTTAATAGATACTAATCGGTTTGAATTAGAAAATAATCATTCTTATAAAGTAAAGGTAGAAATAAATTCAAAATTAATAGGCGGAAATGAAAGCGCAAGTTGGAATCTAGAATTTTTAGCAACCAGAGGAGCAAATGCATCGACTACATCAATAATTGGAAATACATTAACTGAAAAAGTTTCAGGTTCATCAACCACATCTATTACTATTTTAACAACCAATGCAGGATCATTTACTGTTGGGGGGATATATAGAATCAAACAAAAAGGTGACACAGTTTGGGAATCTATAGCATCTAATCCAAATATGGATTTTGAGGTGGGCACTGTGTTTACCGCCACAGGACCAGGCAGTGGTACTGGTATAGCAGAACAATATTTAGACGCAGCTACTATTTTAAATTATAGTTGGTCTGTAAAAGCAGAAGTTGGTACTACTGATGGTACACCTACTGGCACACCTAATGGAGTAATTAGGATATTAGTTAAAGGCCCAGACAAAATTAATATAGGTGACTCCGATAAAATCATTAAATGGTTCGCTGCGATAAATATAGTGGATATCTTCCAGGCTTAGAGACGCAATGATTTTGATTAAAATATTTGTTAAATTGGCAAAAAACATAGTTTTTGACTATGAAAAAGCGCCTTTGAACCTGAATGTAAAATTAATAAAAACACTTTTTCTGAATATTATTTACTGTCAGCCAGTAATTTATGTTGTTTATAGCATTTGTAATAAAACATACAAACAAATCTTAAAACTAAGTTCTTCTATATTACATTGGCCAAAAAGTTATATTCAAAAATATTTTTTAGCTGAGTATTATAGAAGTCAATGAGCGTCTTAAAACGATATTTCCAAGGTGTACAAGGAGTCCAAGATGGCTGGCGTGCCATAATGATTGGCGCTCCTGGAAGCCAAGGTGTGCAGGGTGCTCAAGGAGCTAGTTTTGTAGGTGGAAATTTTGTATATCACCAAACTGTAGCAGCTGAAGTTTGGTCAGTACAACATAATCTTAATGTACAATATGTAACCGTACAGATTTATGATGATAATAATGAAAGTGTAGACTTAGGTAAACCAGGAAGCCCATATATTAAGGTTATTGATCCTGGGAATTTAAATGTTTATTGGGGTGACGGTAACCCTAGAACTGGTAGAATAAGTGTAATCAGTGGCGGTGGTCTACAAGGGCCACAGGGTATACAGGGTACATTTGGCCCAATAGGTCCAATAGGACCTCAGGGTGTACAAGGTCGTCAAGGACCCCAAGGTAATCAAGGTATACAAGGTATAGGTTTCATTTGGAAAGGTGACTATAGCCTTACAGAACCTTATGGTGAAAATGACGTAGTCTACTATAATGGATCTATTTGGGTCGCTATAAAACCAAATCAAGGTGGTCCACCCCCCGCAGATGGAAGTTTATACTGGGACTTGATGGCCACTCAAGGTCCACAAGGTATTCAAGGTTTTCAAGGTAGATTTGGACCAGTAGGACCTCAAGGTGTACAGGGTCGTCAAGGTATCCAAGGTGATTTAGGATTTCAAGGTGTACAGGGTGCTCAAGGTATCCAAGGTCGTGGTATTATTTGGAAAGGATATTGGAACGAATTTGATGAATATTCCAAAGGCGACATGGTCTACTATAATGGATCAAGTTGGGTAAGTATCGTTGGTCCAGTTCCAATAAACCGTGGTAATCGTCCGTATTTTGGAAGTGCTTATTGGGAACAAAGTACAGCACAAGGCGTTCAAGGTGTACAGGGTGTACAGGGTGTACAAGGCGTACAAGGCGTACAAGGTGTCCAAGGAGTACAGGGAGTCCAAGGCGTACAGGGAGTCCAAGGTGTACAAGGTGTACAAGGGGTCCAAGGTGTACAGGGCGTTCAAGGTGTTCAAGGTGTACAGGGTGTACAAGGTGTACAGGGTGTACAGGGCGTACAAGGCGTACAGGGTATTCAGGGTTTTGGTATTATTTGGAAAGAGAGTTATAGTTTTACCACAAGATATTATCAAAATGAAGCAATTTTTTATAATGGTTCTAGTTATATTGCAGTATATAAAGATCCAGCAGGTATAACTCCAGGTATAATAGATCCTAATACAGTTCCAAGAATTGGTTACAGAGTATATTGGGATGTAGTTGCTACTCAAGGTATTCAAGGTTTACAGGGTGTACAAGGTGTACAAGGTGTACAAGGTGTACAAGGTGTACAAGGTGTACAAGGTGTACAGGGTGTACAGGGTGTACAGGGCGTACAGGGCGTACAGGGTGTACAAGGTGTACAAGGTGTACAAGGCGTACAAGGCGTACAAGGCGTACAGGGCGTACAAGGTGTACAGGGCGTACAGGGTGTTCAAGGAGTACAGGGTGTACAGGGCGTACAGGGTGTACAGGGTGTACAAGGAGTACAGGGTGTACAGGGTGTACAGGGTGTACAGGGCGTACAAGGTGTACAAGGTGTACAAGGTGTACAAGGGGTACAAGGTGTACAGGGTGTACAGGGCGTACAGGGCGTACAGGGTGTACAAGGGGTACAAGGTGTACAGGGTGTACAAGGTGTACAAGGCGTCCAAGGTGTACAGGGCGTTCAAGGTGTACAAGGTGTACAGGGCGTACAGGGCGTACAAGGTGTACAGGGTGTACAAGGTGTACAGGGTGTACAGGGTGTACAGGGTGTACAAGGCGTTCAAGGCGTTCAAGGCGTTCAAGGTGTCCAAGGTGTACAGGGAGTTCAGGGTATACAGGGATTTGGTATTATCTGGATGGGAATGTATGATTTTAATACTAGATATTATCAAAATGAAGTTGTTTTTTATAATGGATCAAGTTGGATAGTAAAATATAAAGGAGTAGAGGGAGTTACTCCTGGTGCTGAAAATCCATTGACAGTTCCTGGACCTCAAGATAATGATACATTTTGGGAGAGATTAGCCAGTCAAGGTACTCAGGGTGTACAGGGTGTACAGGGTGTTCAAGGCGTTCAAGGTGTACAGGGTGTACAGGGTGTACAGGGTGTACAGGGTGTACAAGGTGTACAAGGTGTACAAGGTGTACAGGGTGTACAAGGTGTACAAGGTGTACAAGGTTGGCAAGGTATCCAAGGAGTACAGGGTGTACAGGGTGTACAGGGTGTACAGGGTGTACAGGGCTTACAAGGTGTACAAGGTGTACAAGGAGTACAAGGTGTACAGGGTGTACAAGGTGTACAGGGCGTACAAGGTGTCCAAGGTGTACAGGGCGTACAAGGTGTCCAAGGTGTACAGGGTGTACAGGGTGTACAAGGTGTACAGGGTGTACAGGGCGTACAGGGTGTACAGGGTGTACAGGGCGTACAGGGTGTACAGGGTGTACAGGGCGTACAAGGTGTACAAGGCGTACAAGGTGTACAAGGTGTACAAGGTGTACAAGGTGTACAGGGCGTACAGGGCGTACAAGGTGTACAAGGTGTACAAGGTGTACAAGGTGTACAGGGTGTACAGGGTGTACAGGGTGTACAAGGTGTACAGGGCGTACAAGGTGTACAAGGTGTACAAGGTGTACAGGGTGTACAGGGTGTACAGGGTGTACAGGGTGTACAGGGTGTACAGGGCGTACAAGGTGTACAGGGAGTCCAAGGTGTACAGGGCGTTCAAGGTGTACAGGGTGTACAGGGTGTACAGGGTGTACAGGGTGTACAGGGTGTACAAGGTATTCAAGGTATTCAGGGTGTTGGATTTATTTGGAGAGGGTTATGGAATCCAGAAACTGATTATATTATTAATAATGCTGTATTTTATAATGGCAGTGCCTATACTGCTATAGAAAATAATAAAGGTATCAGACCAGATTTGAATTTAAATGTTTGGTCTATGATTGCTAGTCAAGGTATCCAAGGTTTACAAGGTGTACAAGGTGTCCAAGGTGTCCAAGGTGTCCAAGGTGTCCAAGGCGTACAGGGTGTCCAAGGCGTACAGGGTGTCCAAGGTGTACAAGGTGTACAAGGTGTACAGGGTGTACAGGGTGTACAAGGTGTACAGGGTGTCCAAGGCGTACAAGGTGTACAAGGTGTACAAGGCGTTCAAGGTGTACAGGGTGTACAGGGCGTCCAAGGTGTACAAGGCGTACAAGGCGTACAAGGTGTCCAAGGCGTTCAAGGTGTCCAAGGCGTCCAAGGTGTCCAAGGCGTTCAAGGTGTACAGGGCGTCCAAGGTGTACAGGGCGTCCAAGGTGTTCAAGGCGTTCAAGGTGTACAAGGTGTACAAGGTGTACAGGGTGTACAAGGTGTACAGGGTGTACAAGGAGCTCAGGGTGTACAAGGTGTACAAGGTGTACAAGGTGTACAAGGTGTACAAGGTTGGCAAGGTATCCAAGGAGTCCAAGGAGTACAAGGAGTCCAAGGAGTCCAAGGTGTACAGGGCGTACAAGGAGTACAGGGCGTACAAGGAGTCCAAGGTGTACAGGGCGTACAAGGAGTCCAAGGTGTACAAGGCGTACAGGGTGTCCAAGGTTGGCAAGGTATACAAGGTGTACAAGGTGTACAAGGTGTACAAGGTGTACAAGGTGTACAAGGTGTACAAGGCGTTCAAGGT